TTGGCCGATAATCTGCGCATCCAGAAATTCGATCAGACGCATCAGGGCCACTTCCATCTGAAGCCGGACGATGACTGCTACTTTCTCTATGAGTATACCTCCCACAGGGATTTCACATTCAGCCACACCAACCAGCTCATTCACAATCTGAAGAAAAGCCCTCTAAGGAAGGATAAACCGGAGTACCGGTACAAGGCTCAAGCTATTCGCCAGGTCGCGAGCTTGTTCGACACGGTATTGAACGAGGCTTGGCTAAATGGCGCAACCCTGGTGCCTGTCCCGCCTTCGAAGACCAAAGACCACCCTGAGTACGATGATCGCATGACACAGGTTTGCCGCCTAATGCGGGCTGGTCGGGCGGACGTTCGTGAGATCGTCAAACAGAAGCGATCCATGGAAGCGGCACACACAAGTGGCGTCCGGCACTCCGTAGAGGATCTGATCCAATGCTACGAGATCGATGAGGCACATTGTGCCCCGGCCCCACAGTGGATCGGAATAGTGGACGATGTGCTTACGTCAGGAACACACTACCGCGCTATGCACACTCTCCTGTCGGCACGGTTCCCCAAGGTGAAGATAACCGGGTTGTTTGTAGCTCGGCGTATTCTGCCCCCGGTCGATTACGACGCGATCTTTGGCGATCTCGGCGAAGTCTAGTACCGCCCCCTCTCTTCACACCTCCCCGCTATAGCCCTCCCCATGACCTACTCCCGCGACACCACTGCCCTCTCAGAACTCACCGGTCAGCCTGTCAGCACCTGGTCCGAGGAGTGGCGCATTGAGACTGAAGCCCGAGCCATCCTGAAGATGTCCAAGGAGCAGAGGGACGCCTTCTTCAACGGCCGCAAAGATCAGGACGGGAAGACCATCGACCGTGGGGTGATCGGCATCCGGGGCCTGAAGGCTGCCGAGGATCTGAAAGCCGTGTGTGATAGGCTCCTGGAAGTCCGTTCTCGGAAAAGCTGATGGATACCCGGACCGCCTACGTTGCAGCCACGCGCCGCGCCCGCCGGCGGGGCCTCATCATCCTGATGGCCGCGATCGTCGGCGCTCTCCTCGGCTTTGCCTGGAGAATGCAGGCCTTCGCTGAAATGGTCGACGGTAGCCGGTTCGTGATCATCGATGGCGATACGGTCGACTACAGCGGCGAGCGCATCCGCATCTTCAACATCGACGCGCCCGAGAGCTTCCGTTCGAGATGTGACGCCGAACTCACTCTCGCCTTGCGCACGAAGGAGAGGCTTGCCCAGCTCCTGCGCTCCGGGCCTGTTGAGATCAATCGGAAAGGGCAGGACCGCTATCGGCGTACGCTGGCAACGCTGTCGACCAGACAAGGCGATGTTGGTCAGGTCCTGGTTCGGGAGCGCCTCGCCCTCCCCTGGCAGGAGGGGCGAGATGCCAAGGAGAGCCGCCTGCAGGCATGGTGCGGCGCCCGCTATCGACTGGATTGACGGCGCGCGGGCCGGTCGCCCGGCACGGGAAGAATAGCTGGTGCTTTCACGGCTGGTTCATGACGCCAGCCGACCTCCCTACCCCGCCCCGGACTCGTCATCCGGGCCGCGCATTGAGACGCTACGCCTATATTGTTTCATCCGACACTGTAGGAATTTACAGGCCCTGCGGGAACGGGAGGTTCGCAATGGCATGCCCACGGGCGTCGTGGACGCTCACCTGCCAGCCCGTCCAGTCAACACCGGGCGGGGCCTCCTGCATCGTCCTCTCGGCATAGCTGAGAGCCTCGACTTTTGCCCGTAGCCTTGAGGAAAACCGCCGTCCTTCGCGGTCGATGATCAGGCTTGTACCATCGGTCAGGTGGTAGAAGTAGCGGCGTCCCATCGCCCAACTCCATGTCCCATTACGCCCCCGATGGACACGGAAACAGACCCTCATGTGACGAGTTTCACAGGGCCTAGGCATAAAGAGACTTACACTCGCTATCCTCATAGTTCACAGGCCTAGCTGTGCATTTTCAGATGAAAGTGCTCGCGGCTCCCGGTCAGAAGCTCTGCCATGTCATCGATCCGGTCGATGATGGCTTGAGCAACGTGGTAGTCGGGCGAGCCCAGGGGGATCCGGGATCGGGTGAGCCTGTGCCGGGCATCGCCAAGGGCTTTCAGAAGATCCGGACCTTCGATTTTTCGGAAGAGATCGATCGGCAATTCCTGTGAACGGCGGCGGCTCATGAGATGCTCCCAAATGAGAACATTTTGAGAACATAGGCATGCCGCGGGAGTCAAGATCGCTGCTTGAGTAGATGGACGAGCTCTTGGAATTCCCGGCGCACTGCTGTTATCTCGTCGAGGGCCCGTTCGATCTGATGCCGCCTCGCCTGGTCGTCCCTCTCCTCCCGCATGATGGCAACAGCCTTGCGCACGGCGTCGGCGAGACCTTCGATGGCGGCTGCCATCTGAATGCCAGCGTCCTTGTCCGTGATAGCTGCTACGACGCCGAGCGGTGCGGATTGGACGGCCTTGTCCACTTCCCGAGCCCTCTGGCGCTCAGCCGCCCGGTACATGAAGATGGCGCCGATAGCCGGCAGAAGAACCCCAAGGAAGGGGGCAACGTCCTTCATCTCAAGCACGCTCGGGCACCTTCGATCTGGCTTGGCGAAGTCTCAGGCTGTCTAGGGCTTCGGCATCTGTGCCGCACCTGAGGGCGGAGAAGAATTCCAGCACGAACAGGGTACCGGCCATGGCCAGCAGGATCGGAGGCCCGAGCGCCTCTCCCCGATCCACGCTGGCAACGGAGACCGCAAAGGTGAACCAGAAGCCGCTTCCGGTCAGGCAGCCGGCAATCCGCGCGATCGGGCTCGATCTCCAACGGCCGTTGATCACGAGGGCAGCCGACCGAAGAATGCCGACCGAGGAGAGAAACCACCCCCCCTGGTCTTCGGTCATCCACCGGACCAGCACAGCATAGATCGGGGAGGCAAAGGTGTCCCCGGGCCAGAGGAGCAGGATCCCGCATGCAATCATCAGGGCGGCAAGACCCATCTCGAGCATCCGGGTCTGCATGTAGGCGGACGAGTTGATGATCATGGCTCACGCCCCAAGCGGCTTCCGGGCTTTCCAGCGGCCATAGAGTGTACCGAACCCGCCGCCGATGCTGCTCAGTGGCGGGCCATAGGTCTCAAGCGACAGAGGCACTCCATTGGCGAGCATGGTACCGATCGACGCAACACCCCCAAGAATGGCGAAGATTGCGCCCCACGTGACGCGGCTGCGATACCATGGCTCGTTGTTCGTCAGATGCTCGATGACCGGCTGCAGTTCTTTGGCGACCGTCGCCTTAACGACCGGCTTTTCCGGCGCCTCAATCGGCACGGAGGGCGATTGCACGAGCCGGTCTGCGATGCGGCTGGCGATGTCGAGAACAGTCAGCGGGTTCATGCGAAGATCCTTTTCAGCAGGTCAGCGAGGGCACTAAAAAACCCGCTCGGTTGAGCGGGCTGGGAAACGGGAACCGGAGGCGGTTCAATGTCAGGAGGTGGCGGTGTCAGGATTGGTCCGGAAGCATCTCCCGCCATAGCAAGAGCCTCCTTTTCAACGCCAAGCACGCGAGCCCGCCAGCCCTTGCCGAAGGTCGGCCATGTCGGAAGCCCAGAGAGGAAGGCGAGGCGCGATCTGGTCAGTTTTCGGATAAGATCAGACGGCTTCGTGGAGCGGATGGCCGCTAAAGTCTTCGGGCCAATCACGCCGTCCGCATCGACACCGACGAGTGCCTGAAGGTGTTTCGCTGCTCGAGCAGGTCCGGAGTTGACCGCGAAGTCGAAGACCGCAAGATCCACACCTCTCGGCAGGTCATCCCCTTTGACGACATTCCAGTAGTTGGCCCGGTAGATCGCAGCTGCTTCTGTTTCAGTGAGTGCTTTGACTTCGGCCTTCGTCACTGGCCGTCCGCGCCAGGTGCTTAGAGTGGCGAGCGTAATCCCTCGGTTCGTCGCCCCGCCGGGATCGGCTGGGTGATCAACGTAGCCGCCTTCATGTTTTAGGACGAGCGAAAGCGCCCGCCCGAATGTTTCGGTGGTCATGGTGTCCTCGTGGTGTTCGGGGTGATTAGGCCGGCAGTTCGGCGGCTTGCCGCATCAGAGTGTCGAGTTGCTCATCGCTGATGCCGAGAGCTTTGGAAAACATGGGAACAAACATGCCGTCGCGATCGAACACGTCGCCGCGTTCGAGGGCCTCTTCAGCTGCTGCCTTTTGAAGTGGATCGGTGAGCCCTGCGATGGCCTGCTGCACTGCATCGAACAGCGTTCCTCCGCCCCATGGTGTCACCTTCATGATCGTGCGCGCCCGCCACATGGCGACCGAGCGGTGTGATTGCGGGACCGGCATGGACAGATCGGCTTCCTCGATCCATTCCTCAGCATAGCCCGGCTGCGCAACCGCATAGGCGCCGACGATCTGGCCGTTCTCATCACGCTGGACATAAGGCATTACTTGTCCCTCCCGCGCCTATCGATCCATCCCATGGTCGTGATTTCGAGGATCGTGGTGGCAACACTCGATATTGATTTCACCTGCCCGAGCGTATTGGTTGGAACACGGAGCTGGGTTGCCCCCGCCGAAGTCGTACCGGACGTTCCTGCGAAGCCGCTTAAAGACGGGTCGACGCCGCCGGTACCGGCTGCGGCGCCGGCCAGAGTGAGAGTCGGGTCAGATAAACTCGACGGGTATACGTGTACGGCGACTTGGCTGTTCACCTTGACTGCACGGACATTAAGGATGGCCTCGACCTGAACATCCACCGGCACGGACAGTGTGCGTAGCGTGCCCGCTGTCGATTGCGCACTGTCCGAAACGTCCTTGACCGGAGACAGAAAATCGAACCGGTCGCCAAGTTGGATGAACGACCGGATCTGCCCGCTCGCATCCGTGCGGATCGAGCCGATACGGCGATATGCCTGCCACCCCGCGGGAAGAGCGATCGTTGTCGAGAACGACGCCGCTGGATTGCCGCTCCCATCATAGCCGAACAGCACATGACGGTGCGCTGAGACCGGAGCGCCGGCCAGCGTAATGTTGAAATTGGCGGGGTTGATCAGGTCGGTCGTGTCGTCCTCATCCCGGCATTTGCCCGCCTTGACCGTAATTGTGGTGGCGTTGACATAGGCGATTTCAGGCGGGGCCTTTGCCATGGATATGCCGATGCCGAGCATCGCCTTGGCCTGCGCCACAGTCAGGTCTTTCGGGTCGCTCGACGCACCCGTATTGTTCCCCTTCAGGGTATTCGCCGGCATGTCCGCGAGCAGCGTGTTGTCGACGCTGTTCGCGCCCACTGCCGGTCCCGCTGGCCCGCGCTCGTCCGTAGCCTGGGCAATGTCGGTCGTGTAGCCGGTCGGCCCGACGTAGGTGTTCGCCGGGACCGTGGGCTTGGCGCCTTCACCGCCGACATAATCGACGAGCTGCTTCACGCGGCGAGCCCCGTCAGCGACGATGGCATAGACCGGAGACCAGCCCTTGTCTCCCGGAGGCCCAGGCACAGTGCTGTCCTCTCCTTGAGGGCCGCGAATGTCGGTCGCCTGGGAGATGTCGCTGACGATCCCGGTTGGGCCAAGATATCCGCCTGTCGCGGGCTTGGTGCCATAGCCGCCGACCCAATCCGCAATCTGCAGGACGCTCCGCTCCCCGTCATCCACCGGCACCGGAACAGGAGCCCAGCCGTTCGGGCCTGTCGCCGGCATGTCGCGAATGCGGGTCAGGTACTCGGACACCCTGATCGCATAAAAGCGCGGGTCGATGTGGTTGGCCCAGCGCACCATGAAGTAAGGCACGTCCGTCAGGTTCGGCCCTGTCCATTCCGTGGCAAGCCGGATCTGGTTCACCGCCAGGACTTCCGCGATCACCGCCATGCCCGCGGTGCCGTTCTGCGGGAACACGAAGTCGAACGGCAACACAGCCGGATCCCATGCCACCATGGTGCCGGTCGCGATGTCCGAGCCATTGGTCAGCGTGATCGTGCCGTCGCTGTAGAAGAAGTATGAGGGGTCGAGAGCCATGCAAAATCTCCCGGCCAAGTGGGGCTTGGCCGATGGCGGTGGGCTTGAGTTGTGAGGAGGGCTTAACGGGTCAGGCGGATGCCGTTGTCCGCAAGGATCTTGCGGATCTTTTGGGGCGTCAGGGCCTTGCGCACTTTCGCCTTGAGTGCCACACGCTGCGGCTCCGTCGCCTCATCGGCTTCCGCGAGCGCAATCACCTGGCGGGCGATCTCATCAGCTTTGATATGCCGGATCTGGGCTTCGCGGTTGAGCATGTCGGACGGATGCCCGGCAAGATGACGACGCGCTTCCGTGACCTTGCGGTTATAGAGCGCCATGCGCTGCCGTGCCGGTTCGAAGTGCTTGTCGATAGCCTTCTCGGCCAACGAGCGGAGCTGCTCCAGATCGGGGCCAATTTCGAGGCGCGCCATGTCAGGCCCCCGCCGCCGTAACCTGGAGGAAGATCGAGACAGGCTGATAGGGGAACGCATCGAAGGAGATCGTGTAGTCGCCCGGGATGCGCAGGACGAGCTCAAGATCGTCACCATCCGACTCGATCGATTGCCCGTAGTCGGGGCCCTGGACATTGACCGTTGTCCCGGCCGGGATACCGCTGATGACAGTCACCTTGTCATCCCCCTCCTGGCGCTCGCTGATCGTGTAGTCGAGGCGCGGGCGGATGGTCGGAACGCCATCCGGGAAATACCACCATTCATGCGAGAACGGCGGGACATCGACAGCCCCAAGGTTGGTGTCCTGCTTTACCTTCTCGAGAACTTCAGGCCTGGCCGGATAGCCGTCCTCGAGATGCGCGATGTACCGCCCCTCAGCATCGTATTGAACGATCATGAGTTATTGCTCCGATGTGATTTTAGATTTTGATCGCGAGCCAGCGCACGCGGATGGGATAGGGCGAATTGTTCGTGATGGTGATGGTGGAACTGTTCCACTCCAGCTTCCAGCCGCCCCGCAGTTGCTGCAAACTGTCCCCATTGTCGTAATCCGATGTCAGCCAATGCGGAGAACAGTAATTGTCGTCCATATGGCTGAACTCATACGTGTGATAGTGGGTGTTGCCCGTGCCCGAAACATGGTCAACCGTCGCGTGAACAGTGTACCATCGGTTGTTGGATGACAAAGGATAGGCCAGCCCCATGATGACGGACGGGGTTGAGCCATGAGAGACCGTAACCGTGCCCGGATACCAAAGATCCACTTCGCCGCTGACAGGCCCGCGCCCGCCGGGGCATGTGACCGTTCCCTCATTCTCCCAGCGTGCCGGAATATGGTCGGCATCGAAGAGCAGCCCATCGAGATCGGCTGTTGCCGCGTCATAGCCAGCGCGGGAGACCCGGAACACATAGTTTGAGCCGACATCCCCGAGAACAATGCGCCGCGCCATAGGCCTACCCCTGGTTCTTCATGAAGGCAAACCAGCGAATGGTTTTCCCTGCCGCCGGATATGTTCCGGGGTTTTCGACCGACTCCCCGGCCCTGGCGTAAAACCCGGACTGGTCGACATCGCTATAGACGGTCGAAAATGTCGGGAACTCGACCAAGCGGCCACAGAACAAGAATGGCACCACAGGGAACGTCTTTCCGAAGCTCACCCTGGTTTGGTTGCCTCCGCTGGGGCAAACGAACGTCCCGGCGGCAACGGCCATAAGATGCTTCGTGCTCATCGAAAACAGAGCGGCAGCATCGCTGACCGTCTCGGCATCCACCCCAGCCGGAGAGACCCATAAGCCATACTGCGACCCGCGCCGTCCGAGGATGATCCGCCGTGTCATGGCCGCACCGTCATGAAGATGAATTTGTCTCCCGAAGAAATCGGCGATTGCTTGGGGAACGGGACGCCGACCATGACGGCCGTTGTTGAAACGATAAGGGCGTAAGGCGTGCCGTCCCACCACCCGAAATCGAAGTCGCCTGTGAAGTATTGCCTTTCGATCTGATCGATTACCATGTTCCCGTTGCGCTTGAGGGAGAAGATGCATGGCGGTGGCAGGGTGTAGGATGCCCCCAAGCTGACCCATTGGAACAAACCCGTGATCTGGCCTACCGACACGGCCTTCGCATTGGCATCCCTTAGAGCCGAGAACGAGATGACGCGGTTGTTGTTGATGTCGCCTATGGCGGCGTCAAACCCCTGCCTTGAGATGCGAAGGTCATAGGCCGTGCCGATCTTCCCCATCACGATGCGTCGGGTCATAGCCTAGTCCCAGACCTCAATACGACGGTTCGGGCCGTCAAGGCGGAACCCTCCCACGGTTGTCACGTCACTGGACGAGGAGACCGTTCCGATGATGGCCGAGACGGCTCCAAGCGATGCAACGTTGATCTGGTTAGCGCTGATCGAGCCGTCCGCGATGAAATCGCCGCGCATGGTCACGCGGGCCACGCCGTTGCGCGTGTTGATCGCAAAGACGGCTTCCTCACCAAACCCTGAGCCCGGAGCGCCAACGAGAAAGTCATCAACCGCGATCTTGAGTTCACTCTGAAGCCCGCCCGGGCCGTTGGCGCCGACGAGCTGCAACCCGCCGAAGAAACCGTTGGAGTCGAGCGTGACTTTCCAGGCACCGATGAGCTGCCCGGTGACATCGGCAACGGCGGTGAAGCGCTCGCCCACGGTGACGCCGGTCTGCTCGAATTCTGCCGTGACATCGGTGCCGAAGATGGCCAGCGCCTTGTCGGCCGTGACCTTGACCTGTGCGACCTGGGTGATGGCCGCCCTGCCCCTCTCATCCGCTTCCTCGGCAACGACGCGGGCTTCGCCCACGAGGTCCGCCGTCTGCAGCAGGATATCGAGGCTGTCCATGCGCCGGGCGAGAGCCGGAATAAGGTCGTCCGGCTGCACCTTCATGATCAGATGGTCGCCGCTCAGCACCAGAGGCGGCGGGGTCAAGACGACAATACTGAAGGCCCCGACCACGGTGGATGCAGTAACCCCCGCCACCCGCAACCGGATCGTCTGGGCCGCTGCGACGATCGCCTCAAAGGTCGTCTTATCGTCGTTATAGGCACGAACCCAAGTCTCGCCGCCATCATAGGACACATCCGCGATGTAGCTGATCGCGCCCTTGGCCGGCTGCCAGCCCGCTTGCAGGATCAGATTTGTCCCGCGCTGGTAGACATTGGCGGCGAGGGTCGTCACCACCGGGATTGACGGCGAGAACACATCCGGCACGTCAGGGAGCGGTTCAAAGCCGGTTTCGGTCACATCATAGACGGCGGGATCGTCCACCACGCCGGTCAAAGCGATGTGTTCGCCGTCCGTGTCCGGGGTGCCCTCGGTGATCAGCACCCGGAAGGTGCGCGGTTGGCCGGGAGAGAAGGCTGCGGTCGGACGGTCGGCCAGATCGGAACGGGCAATCGCATCGGCCAGGGTCATGCCCTGCCGCGTTGCCTCTGCTGCCATATCGCCCGCGTTGACGATGGCGATCCGGTCGGATGCCCCTCGTGTGACCCGCACCGGCCCCCAGGGCTGTCCGTCCCGGCGCCGGACCTCCACATAGTGGTTCCCGCTCTCCTCCCATTCGAGGTCATGATCAAAGGTCAGGGTTCGGGTGGTGTCGTTATAAGCCACGACCTCGGCGGATTGGCCCCACGTCTCAGGCTCTTCGCAGGACAGCACGACAAGATCGCCGCGCTTGAGCAGTCGGCCCTCCGCCCGTGCCGTCCATGACACGGTGACACGCCGAAGGGCGTTCTCGGCCGCCATAAACCGGACGAGCCCAGCCGCTTGCGCGCGCTTTTGGACACCCTGCAGCTGCACTCGGGCGGGCTTGGCGAGCGTCGTTCCGGCAGGAGCGCTCGATACCTCGGCCAGCCGGAAGGTCGTCTCATCAAGATACTCGCCCACAATGCCGTCAGCGATATCGTCGTCCGCCAGCGTGTAATCGATGGTGAGCGAGTCTTTTACGATGTCGTAGTCCGTGAACATCATGCGCGGGATGCCGCGGGGCTCGTCGCGGACGATGGTCAGGCGGTCGCCCACAGGCGCAGGCATGGCTCGGCCTGCCTTCAGGATCGTCTCAAGTGCATCATCAAGCGTCTGAGGCTCTTTGAAGACGTGATCGAAGGTGTGCCCGAGGGATGTCCAAAGCTGGTCGTAGGCATAGAACGACTGGAAGTCGACCTGATCGATCGACAGCCCTGCCCCATAATCCGCATTGCGCCAGATATCGAGCGCAGCCCAGGCAATCGAGCGGGACGGCTGCGTGACGAAGCCTGAGCCATTCCACACCGGGATTTTGCGTGTAGCGATGACACCGATCTGGCCGTTGGTGATGCCCTGAAGGCCCTCACCGGCTCGGGCACGCACGGCAATGGTGGTCACACGCGGGAAGGCGTTCGGCCCGTCGATCTGAGCCCGCAGCGCAGACCAGACAATGTTATCGACCGTCGTCACCTTGCCGTTGTTGCTGGTGGTGCCTTCCAGTTTGGGGTCGGTACGACGGACGCGCACCTCGTAGCGCCCGGGAGGAACCGTGACGCGCTCGGTGATCCGGATCTGGCTTGTCTTGGCGTAGGTATACGTCTTGTCGAAGACCGTTTCCCAGCTTCCGACCGGGGCTCCCGCATCGTTGACAAGCCGAGCCTGCGCCACGACGTGAACCGCGTTGGGGTGGAGTTCGCCCTTGTAGGTATCCGCAAGGCCACCAGGAAACACGAAGTCGAACAGCAGCTGGGTTGCCTTCGTGCCGGCAGCATTGGCGGTGTAGCCCGGTGTATAGGTCGTGGACAGTTCGAGCCCGGAGACTTCCGTCGCCGTGACCACATTGACAGGAAAGAGCGTGACTTTCTCGCCAGGGTCGCAGATCTGGATCCTGATGCCGGGGAAGGACGGGTTATAGCCGCCGCTCTTGGTCCAGATGCGGGTGTCCGCTATCCGCAGCTCTTCGATGTCATAGCTGCCGCAGCCCAGGCACAGCAGGGCATATTCCGTCATGTTGTCGCCGTCGAACTCCGAATACTTCGGGGCGGCGAAATCGGGAAAGGACAGGGTGCGGCCATACAGGACCGGGATGGGCTGAAGCGGACGGGCCTGGTTGCCGCCGAACCCGAAGGAATAGAGCTCCTCCTTGGCTTCGGTTTTGCCGCCAGCCTTGGGCTTGAGGAAATGGCTGATCGCCATCGCGCCGCCCGCGATAAGCAGCGAAGAGCCGATAGAGGCGGCGATACCCGTGAGGCCGATGGCAGCCATGGCATAGGGTGCGAGAGCCGTGAGCGCGACCATGGCAACGATGGCACCGATGCTCTTGGCCGTGGAGTTGCCCCCGCCGCTGTTGCCGCCGAGCGGACGGCTGATGAACTCGACGTTATCGTTGGCGGTGAGCTTATGGGTCGCCCATTCGGCGCGACCATAATAGACGCCGTTGACCTTGCAGACGGTCGGCAGATCAAAGCGCCAGCCGGTCTCCGCGAGAACCTGCTCGATGGTCGGCTTGCGCTTGCGGGTCTTGTGCTCGGCAATGGGGAGCACGAGGCCGCTCTCGATCTGGCGAACGTCGTCGCGCTCCGGGTCGAAGACCAGGAGGTTATGCTTGACAGCGAGCTTCATGGATTAGGATTTGCGCCTGAAGAAGCGGAGGAAATTGAAACCGGAGGCTCGGAGTGCCGGCAGGTCGTCCACGACCACGCCAGCTGCCTTGTCGATGTGAATTACCGCGCCCGTTGTGGCAGGCACAATATAGGTGCCGAGGTGGAAGTCCCGCTTGGCGACGTTGCCCATGAGAACGAGATCGAGTTCCCGTGCCTCGGCTTCCGTCACCTCGTCCCAAGCCTGCCGCTCCGGATGCGAGAGCATGGCCTCGGCTTGTGCGCGGGTTGTGGGCTCGGCAAAGGGCACATCCGGCATGGCGATCCCGGCAAGCTCGTTCTGGATATGACGGGCGAGGCCGTAACAATCGAACTCTTCAGGACCACGAGCCCCGATCTTGTAGGGCTTGCCGATGAGGCTCTCAAAGAAGGCGAGACGGTCAGTCACGACAGCCTCAATCCCAGATCTCAAAGCGCATTCCGCCATCGGCATCGAACCGAATGAGGTATTTGTCTGCCCCAACCTTCACCGCCGCAGGCTCTGGGGGCTTGACGGTCCGAACCGGTGCCTCTGGCTCTTTCGCAAGAGCCTTTGCTGCCGCTGCCCCTGCCACAGGAGCCGCAGCCAAGAACCCGAAAAGCTTTCGACGTGAGAGCATGTGACTTTCCTTATGAAACCGCCAGGAGGCTCGGGAACCGAACCATGTCATAGACCTCGCGCATGACCCGCATGTTCTGCGGGCGGGCGATGGCGAGTTGCCCCTCAAGCTGACGTGCCGTGCGCTTCACATTGCGAAGGATCAGCTTGTAAGGCCCCTGCCCGACCGTGTTGGGATCGGACGCCAGATAGCCGCGGAAGATCGCCTGAATGGGCGTGTTGAGCTTCACAGCTTCCTCAAGATAGCGGGAGGCCTCCCGGTTCACGTTGTCGAGCCGGATGGTGGCCTCTGCTCCAAGGTTGCCGATGCGGGGATAATCGATCTCGAAAGGAATGGCCTTGAAGAGCACCGTCTGACCTCCGCCCACAGGAGCCCCCGCTTCCAGCTTGAAGTTCATGTCGACCGTGTTACGGACGGCACGGATCGGGGCTGGCTGGCCGTTCTCCACGAAGACCGGATGAATCAGCTCAATGGTGATGAGCATGACCTCATCCTTCGGCGCGGAAGCGGATGCCTCGGCCCAGGCTTGCGTTGCTGAAATCGGCACTTAGAGATCCCAAACGTCGAGAGAAAAGGAGACGTTGATGCGCGGTCCGGCACGGGTTGCGGTATACTTCCCTCCGTTGCGGAGGCGGACGCGCCTGTCCGTGCAGCCGGTCAGATCGAAGACCGGCATGGTGAACTCAGCCGCCCCATGCGAAAGCGTGTCCCGCACGAAGGCCTTGAAGGAGAGGAACTGCTCGGTTGTCATGCGGATGGTCATATCGACCACGCCGACGACAGCGGTGAACTGGCGCCGCGAGCGGGTCGCCCCCGACTGCATTTCACTTTCGAGAACGCCGCGATGAGGCTCCGAAATGCCCGAAGGCGCAAGAGGCGCATGAGGCACGGTTGCCGGCCAGACGGGTAGAGGCATCAGCGGCCTCCCATCGGATTGACGCCGAAACGACCCTTGAGCGGCTTGTCGAGTTTCCCGCCCGCGATCATGCTCCCGAGCATCTGCTCGATCTGGACCTCAAGGCGCGGCCCCTGAGGACCGTTCGTCTGTCGCGTCGAGACCTGAGCTCCGGCGTTGTTGTTGATCACGACCTGCATAGATCCGCCGCCCTTCCCGTTCGGGATGATGCGCCCCGGCGTCGTAGGGACAAACGTCTCTCGCCCGCTCTCGCCCACTGTGTAGGCGCGACCCGGATAAACGGCACCGCCCGACGCTTTTCCGGTGCCAAAGCCGAGGCCCTTGAAGAGCGACCCGATGAGACCACCCACAGCGCCGTTTGCTCCAGCCGTTCCGAAGAGACCAGCAAGAGGCCCCTGTCCCAGGAGAGCGGCCTGCAGAGCCATATCCGCGAGCCTCTTGGTGAGGTTCATCAGGGCTTCCTCAGCGTTCTCCCCACCAGAAATGATGTCCGAAAAGAACCCACTGATCGATTGGCCAATGAAGTTCTGCAGTTCGGCAAAGCTCTCTTGTGCCTGTCGCGCCTCCTCCAGCTTCGCGGTCGCTTCGCCGTAAGCCGTTGCGAGCTTTTTGATATCTGCTTCAAGCGCTGGCGAAATCTGAATGTTGGCCTCTTTAGCAGCCGCGAGGAGTTCAAACTCAGCTTTTGCGGCGGCTACCTGCGCGGCCGACTGCCCAACGGTCGTGGCTTCCTGCTGGAGCGCTGCGGTGCGCTCCTGAATGAGCTTGATCTCACGCTGATAGTCATTGAGCTTTTCCTTCTTGCCCTTTTCCTCCCCGCTGGCAGGGAAACTCGCCAGAGAGACCGGGTTGATCTTTGGCGGCGGGGCTCCGACCAGAGAGGCTGGGGCCGGGCCAGAGGAGGATGGCGGGGCTGGTTGACCCAAGCGAGCAGCCTGACGCTGGAGTTCCGTCAGTTCTTCCAGTTCCTGCCACCAACTCCTCGCTGCGCTGGTGTTCGGATTCCGCGACAGGAGCCCCTGAAGTTGCTGGATGCGTTGCGTCCGTCCGAACTGTGCCGGATCGATCGCGGGGCCGCTTCCTCCCCCTGGGAGGCTCTCACGGTAGGCCTTGTTCGCCTTGGCGACGTTCAGGACCGCTGCGGAGATACCGTCGATGACTTCAGCAATCTTCCCAAGGGATGAGGCCGTCGTGCCGGAATAGTTCACGACCTTGTCGAGCTCCCCAACAAGGTTTGTCATTGAGGTTCGAACGTTCTCCCAGGCTTGGCTTGTCGTCGAAGCGGCGCTCGCGGCCTTCTGCTCCAAAAGTGGCATGCCTGCAAGGAACGCGCGGAAGAATGCCTCCGAGGAGACTTTCCCGTCTTTTACGAGCTGCGTCAGCTTCCCGACATCGCCGCCCGCCTCACGGAGACCGGTCGCAACAGCTTGCAGTACAGGGTAGGCCCCGTCCAGAAGGCTGTTATATTCTTCTGCCTGGACCTTACCATTGCTCAACGCTTGGCCGAACTGGAGCAGCGCCCCGGCAGCTTGGTCAGTGCCAGTGCCTTGTATCTTGAGAGCCATAGTGACGCCCTCAGTCACACGCATCATCTCCGCACCCGTAGCGTTCAATCCTCGCTGGGCTTGACTGATGCGCCCGTAAAGTTGTGCCGTAGCCTCAAGCGGCGCATTCTGACGCTGCGCTATCGCAAAGATCTCGCGATAGGTGTTCTGGAGTTTTTCTCCTTCTAGGCCCGTTACTCTCAAAGCATTCTGGATACGGGTGAAACTGTCCGCGAACTGCGTCACCTGCTGAACGGAGAACCCTGCGAGTATGCCCGCAAAAGCCCCCTTCAGGCTGTTCCCGATCCCGCCAATAATGGCGTCCAACCGCTTCATAGAGCTTTGGGCACGCCGCTCCACATCGCGCATGGACCGATCCATCACAGAACGGGTCCGCGCCATCTCGCGTTCGTACTTCTTGATGTTCGCCTCAAGGACGACGGTGAGGCGTTCGATGTCGGTTGCCATGTGGGTCTCGCGGGGTAATATGCCCCAGAATGGGGGGCAGTATGGCAATAGGTCTGTTGCGCTTTTTCGGCTTTATCAGCGTATTGGCCGGGTTCGGTGCTTTGGGTTTCAGCATCCTAACGGGGCCGCTGGTCTTCACGGTCGCGGCTTGGGGCGTTGGAATGCTCCTCGCGGGAGCGCCAATCCTCGGCTTCGCCTATGCCCTTGAACTGTTAGAAACCATTTCCCGGAATACGGCCCCGCCCCAACCAGCCTCCACCGAGCCCCCTGAGGTCGAAGCCCCCAAGGTCACAGCTGCAGAGCTTTTCCGTCCTACAGGTAACTATCGAGGAATACCGTACGCCCACCACCTCGGGAGTGGGGTCAAAGCCATTGTTTTGGGGGAACGCCGGTCATGGAAAAGTCTTGATGATTTCAAGGCTGATATTGATCGAATGGGCTAATCAGGTCGTCTGATCGGGGAACGCATCGTAGGCCCGGCTCGCGGCTTCGAACTCCGCGTCGGTCATTTCCTTGGTCTGGTCGCCCCCGTGTGCTGCATTCCAGCCATCGAGACAGGCAAAGAACTGCCACAAGCTCATGGCATCCACCTCACGGGGTGGAAAACCCATTACGGCTCCTGTTCCGTAGAGGGCGGCGAACTGGATGAGGGCGCGCTCGTCGCCGCGTCGGGCGCTTCCCCTTTTCCCGGCTGGCCCTCCTGGTCAGTACCGTGGAGCGCAGCGCCCAGCACCAGCATGGCCGGTGCCTGAGCTTCCATCAGAGGGCGAGCGTCCACATAGCGCTGGACCAGGCGTAAAGCCTGCGCCGGCTCCATGCCACCGCCGATCAGGCCGAGGCGCATGACCTCGCGGGCATCATCGACCATCCATGAGCCGTCCATGAGCCGGTGCAGGAGCCGCAGGGGGCCGACGCCGGTCTTTTCCTGCAGCTCGCGCAACTGGCCGATGGCAAGGCGGAAGGTGTGGTTCCCATCCGCCCAATCGAAGGAGATAGAAGCGTCCCGCGACATTAGGTGGCCGCAACGTCGGAGCGGACTAGCTCGCCATCACCTGTCACAGTGACGCTCACCTGCCACTTCTCGCCACGGGCGCCGGTGATGGAGTGATTGATGTGCGCCCGGCCAGCATAGCGCTTATTCGGCGTGCCCGATCCTTCACCAGCGCCAGCCAGATCGAGACGGACGTTCGTCGGGGCCGACGAGAACGTGGCATCCTCTAGCAACGGCAGCGCCTCCTTGGCGAGCACGCCAGAGAAGGTCATCGACCAGGCCAAGGCCACGACGTCGCGCTCGGTCCAAGCGGCCGCGTCGGGATCGTCACAATCCGGCACCGTGGTGTCGTTCGTTTCCTTGTCGATGGTGAGTTCCATCTCAGTGAAGCCGCAGACCTTCGCAAAGATTTCGGTCGGGGTTGCCCCGTCGCCAATGTAGAAAGCGCCCGCGCCAAAGCGGAGCGTAGTGGGAGCAGCCATTTTGTCGCCCTCTCTTAAATTGCTTCCGACCGGGAAGCGCGGGTTAAGCCGGGTCGATCAACGCCCGAAAAGTGAGAACGGCATGGCTTGTAATGCCGTCCGGATCGTCCAACGTGCGGGTGTCCTGATGCTCATGTTCCACGACACGGAAGCCTTGGAGCGTCGGAAGCCAGCCGTGCAGAGCCGTGCGGGCCGCTGCCGCGAGCCTGCGAACCTCCACCTGGCCAACGGCACGGGACCAGATGTGCAGCGTGACGAAGACCTCTGTGGAGTCGAGGCAATCGGCTCCGTCCGAAACCGTCTGAATGTCCCCGATGTTGAAGTAGGGAAAGACGGCAGCTGCCGGGATGCTGTCATAGACGCGCCCTCCGGCCTCGGAGACCTGCGACTTGAGCCGCGCCACATACGCGCCCTGCAGAGGCAAGGAAGGATCGCTCATCGACCGGCTGCTTTCCTAACCGATTTCGTGGTCGCTCGGCTGATACGAGACTTCACGCGCTTGCGAGTCGCCCGCCAGCCTGGGAAAAAGAAGGGTTGTGGAGTTGCGCCGGGATGGCTCACGGTGGTGAGCAAGCGCCCATAAACGTTCAACAGCCCACCAGGACGTTTCGGCTTAATCTCGTGGGCTGAAGTGCCAAACTCCACGAAGGCCGCATAGAACGCCTTGGCATCGCCTGCGTGGATGGTCACGGTCAGATCAGGATCCCCGCCGCCGCTACTTGCCGTCATCCCTCGAACGTTGGAGTTCTCCGGGCGGTAGGAGCCGAAGGTGTAACCAATGCTATTCTGCAGATCCCCGCTTTTGTGGGGAGCGAGGCGCTTCTGCATCGCCGTCACTTCCTCGGCGCCTTGTTTTAGTGCGTCGCGGATTGCCTGTCGTGGTGCCCCCTGGATTGCCGACAGCCGCTTGAGCGCTCTCTCGCGGTTCCGAACCTTCGTCATAGGTTGCCGCTCCTGCGTCGACGGCCGCTCTCGCGTGGGCCGTTGTGATCAGCACGCTTTTCTGACCGGCCTTGTTGGCGAGAACCACGCCAGTCTTCGGCCGGAAGTCGAAGTCACGGGTAAAGGAGACGCGTGGCATCAGCTTGCTCCTCCAAGGGTGCAGGACAGGAGGCGGAACTGCCTCCGATATTCTTCCGGGTCTGTGACCGAGAGGATGGCGAAGACGCGGGACGGGTCACGCGCATCGACGGCCCGCCATTCAGTTTTGATGTTCGCCGTCTGCGCCGACCATCGCACCCACACATCAACAGGGTTGACACCCTGCAGGCGCTGGGCCGTGACGGTCTCGCGACCGGGGGAAGCCGTCACACGAGCGGCGACGGTGAATTGATCCGCCCAGGGGCCTGAGACCTCGTTCCCATAGCCGTCATCAACGACGCCTCTGGCCTGGAACGTGATCCGGTCCTTGAGTTGGCCTGCGAGAACCGGCATCAGATGCCCCACACGCGATAAGGGGCCAGCAGGGCTTTGATGGTGGGGTCCTCGGTGAGGTTCTCTTGCACCATCTCGCCGCGCTGGCTGAAAAGCTGCCCCACCATCAGGAGAATGGCCTGTCGAATGGGCTCGGGCACCTCCTCATAGCCGGCGCGGTAACGTATCGTCACCGCCTCCGGGCCATAGCGCAGAGACGGCCAGGACGCCCCACCGGTGAGCCGGATGCCGCCCTGCCCTCCGATCCCAAACGCCCGATAATTCGCAGGCGCATATGTCTGCTCGGCGTTGTCGCTGTCGAAATACTTGACCGACAGCACCTCAAGGAGAGGCGGCATCGGCAAGCGAATGTCGAAGGCCCAGCAGATGTCTTCGGAGCCGATGCGGTAATCCCAGGTCGTGACGCCAAGGGTACGCTCGATCCGCTCTTGGACAACCTTCGTCGCTACGACGATAAGAGCGTCAATGTAGGTGTCATCATCCGAGTGATCGATACGAAGATGGCGCTTCGCATCGTCACGCGAGATGATCGGATCGGCCGCCTCGACTTCGATCAGCATGGGGAGTCCTTACTTGCGGGACTTCTTTGCAGGGGCGGTCTCTGCCTTGTTGGCAGGAGCGGACTCGGCCTTGTTCATGGGGGCAGCCTCACTCTTGGCCGCACCGACCTTTTTGAGCACACCGAGGTCCACGAGGTGCTTGGCCTCGGCTTCGGTCAGTTCGCGGGTATCGCCCTCGAAATACTGCTTATCGCCGTCCATCTGCCGAAGGACTTTGTAGGTGAACTTTTCAGCCATGGTACTTCTCCTCTCAGCTCATAGAGAGGGCAGCCGAACCGCCCTCCTTGATGAGCCGAGCGATTAGGCCACGCGACCAAAGTCGCCGTAGACGAAGGCCTCGGGGCGGTAGACCGCCAGAGCCAACCGCTCTTCCGCCAGGATCGTGACGAGGTTGCGGATGAAGTCGTCGTTGACGTAGCCGGCTTCGACACGACCTTCCCAGCGATCGAAGACCTGAGCTCCCAGACGGAAGGCGCCGGTCAGGAACTTGTCGACCGCAATCGCCTGCGTGGTGACCACCGGCAGGCCCCAGAGGGTCGGCGCGATGCTGCCCTGTGGGTTGCCGATGATGTACTGGCCCGCCGAGTCCTTGAGGGTCTCGATGAAGGCCCAGTCGCTCGGGTGCATGACGTGACCCGTTGCCGGGTATTCCGCCAGAGCGGCCTGCAGCATGGCGAGGCGCATACGATCGATGCTGGTCTCGCCGCCGACCGTGATCGGAGCAGCATAGGCCGTCGCCTGCGGGATAATGCCGAGCAGGTTCTGGCCGGTGCCGTCGCCGTTCAGAAGCTGCTGCTCTTCCTTGTAGGCAAGGCCGTAGAGCAGGCGCTGATCAATCGTGGAGCGGAGCTGCGCCACGTCGCTCAGGATCTGGCGGGAAGCCTTCATCCAGTGCGCGATGACCTTGGCCGAGGTCGAACGCAGATCGAGCTTGATATCGGACTCGGGCTTCACCGCAGCTTCCGCAACACCGGCCGCGTTGTTGGTGAACCCAGTTTCCACCACGTATTCGAGCGTGTTACCGTCCATCTGACCGGGCGAGATGAGATCCCGCACCGTCAGGCGGCGCTGCGGCAGGGCCAGAATGCCAGGCAGACGGGTGTTCTGCACGGCATCGCCCACGGAGCCGGCGGCATCGGTCGTGGCTGACGTGAGGGTCGCCTTCACCTGCATATCGCCGCCGCGGGCGCCCTTGGAGAAGCCTGCCGCCTGGAAGGCCTTGAAGCCTTCGCTCTCGACAAACTGCTCGCCCAGGGACTTCTGCGCCTCGGGCTGATTGCCGCCTCCACGAGCCATCTTCTGCTCGATCTCGGCAAACTGCTCCGAGAGGCTGTTCATCTTCAGGAGAGCTTCGTCAGCTTTCTCCTTGACGGATTGTGCGAGCGTTTCGCCGTTCTTGGCCTTGCCGAGGGCCTCCTCAGCAATTTCCTTCACTTTGTCGACTGACTGCTGGAAGGCGGTCTTCACCTCGAGCGCAAGCTGCTCGGGCGTCTTGGTTTCGGTGCTCATTGGTTTCTCCGTGAGCAAAAAGGGGGATGGTTCAGCCGCTCGGCAGAAGCGCCTTTAGGAACGCGGCCGGATCGTTCGCCTGATTGCCCTCGGACTCGCTCCGAATGGCCTTGGCATAACCATGCGAGGCGATCGCAGTGGCCATGCTTTTCGGGACGCCTGCCTCACGCAGGATGTCCTCGAATTCCTTGATCGGCATGGGGTCGCCGTCGCGCAGGCGGCGGGCGAACTCTTCCATACGTTCGGACTTCACGCTCTCAATCCGGGCGCGGCGGTTGGCCGGGAACGTCACCGGAGAGATTTCGTAGAGGTCCAGTTTCTTCAGAAGGCGAATGTTGCTCTCTTGATCGGCCTCTACCTCACGGTAGCCGATCGACAGACCGCCGATGGCCTTGTTCTTAGCCAATGCGTGAACCTCACGCGCCCGCTGGATGTCGAGCAGGAAGCGGCCCTTGCCCCACAGTCCTTTCGCATCTTCGGCCAAATCCTCCCACACACCGATGGGCTGGTGCGGGTCGTGATTCCAGAGCATCAGGACATTCGTGCCCTCGCGCTTGTGCCGCGCCAGGCTGTCAACGAACGCTCCCGGCATGACCTTCTCGCCGTAGCTGTCCACGTTCCCGAAGACGGAGCCATAGCCTTCAAAGGTGCCGTCTTCCGACAGATCCTTGACCTGCAGGGCGAAGTCTTTGGTCTTCATGTGTCCTATTCCTCGGTGGGCGGCGGCAAGGCAGGCTGGCCCGCCTGCGTAATGGGCACGTTCTGCATCTGCATGCGGGGCACATCGCCGCCAGGGACAGGCGGCAGGTTCTCCAAGGCGCGGACCTCGTTGATGGTCATGGCCCCAATGCCAGTCATTTCCCTGTAAAAGGTCGCACGGCCTTGACTGTCGCCGCGCAGGAGCCCTTCAAGGTTGAATTCGATGGTGATGCCGGCCGCCCGATCAACCGGCGTCAGGAGCTGCTTCTCAAGCGCCTGCTCGATCCTCTTCAGGCGGCGGCGCAGGGTGAATTTCTGGAAGCCGAGGGTCTGCTGCTCAAGGCCGGTCCCCCAGCTCGTGGTTTTCTCGGTATGGCCGACCATGAAGGGCGGGACACCGAAGAAACTAATCGTCTTGTTTTTCAGTCGCTTAGTGTTGTCTTGCGCAATTTGCGCGCGAACTATTCCGCAGGAGACGGAAGCGCGATGACTGCGGGCCTCGTCAGACGATCACTCAAGGCCTGCATTTGAGAGGTGTCTGTGATGCGGTTTTGCAAGGCATGGGCATAGACGCTCATGGTCATATCGACCTTGGAATGACCGAGGGCGTTTGCCACCTCGGGGAGGCTCCAGCCGTTCTCGATCATCCAGCTTGCGGCAAAGTGCCGAAGAGCATGGAAATGGAAAGTTGGCTTCTTAAAGTTTTCAGCCAGCCCCGCCCGGACGAGGAGCGGACCCCAGGAGCCATGCCGGAAGCCGTTTGCATCCATAGGCTTTCCACTCCGGTAGGTGAACATAAGGCCCTGTGGATTGGCCTTCCCGGTCGGTACCTGGTACTTTTCGATCCACTCAGCCAACAGCTCGGCAACGTGCGCCGGCAGCGCCACGTCACGGACGCCCGCCTTAGACTTCGGAGACTTGAGCCCGTCGCGCCGAGAAAGGCTGGTTCTGACCCGCAGGATGCCTCGTGCGAAGTCCACGTTCGATACCCGGAGGCCGAAAATCTCCCCAAGCCGCAGCCCGCAGAAAACGGAAAGATGTACCGCGCACTGGAGGCGCAGCGCTGCATCTGGCGTGCGCCCCTTATACATGGGGGCATTTACGGCCGTCAGGAGAGCCCTGACCTGATCAACGGTGAAGGTTTTTACCGGCGATGTTTTCGCCCCCCTCACCTCGGAAAGCAGGGCAAGCACCGGGTTCTTGAAGATCCATTCGCGCTTAACCGCATGGTCAAAAATCATCTTCAGGGATTGAGCCGCGATGATCGCGGAGCGGGCTGACAGGTTGCGGGCCTGCCTCATCTCCTGGAACCACTCCTCCAGCCTGGGGAGCGTGACCTGATCAATCCGCATTTCGCCAATGTACGGCAGGATGTGCAGACGAATTGTGGACTCCACCCGATATTCGTGCCCCTTCCCTATGCGCCCGTCTTTCACCTTCTCTTGCATCGTGCGAAGGAAAGCCCCCGCCACTTCTTTGATGGTGAAGCGTTCAGCAACCTGAATTTTCTTACTGAGGTCGATTTCTACCTTGCTTCGGAATAGGTCTGCATCCTTCTTCTTTTCAAACGTCTGTTGGCGATGCTTACCGCTGTGATCGACATAGCGGACGATCCAGGCGCTCTTCTTCTCGCCCTTATAGGTCCACTCTCTCTTGCTAACGCTTGCCACGTTGCTCTCCTTTCATGAAAAGAGGCCCGGCCACGGAATGCAGCCGGGCCGTTTGGGTCAGTACGTTTCAGGGATGATGTGCGCGGTGCCGTCTATCGTCCCGTAGAGCGGGAAGCGGGTCACAGTCGCATCAATGCCGTACTGCTCATCAAGCCCGCCACGGTCGCCTATGCCGTTGTCATCGGTGTTGCCCTCGAAATCCTCATCGGGCTCCCGACCGTCATGCTCCTCCTCAAGGTCCTGATCGGAGCCATGGGCATAGGTGCTCGTCCAACCTAGGGAAGGTTCAAGGTCTGCGTCGGGTTCAGCCTCGTCAACGTGTCCCGGGGCAACCGAACCAAAGGAAGGTTCAAAGTCCGGATCGCCGTCGATGGCGTCGAGCAGATCAATCATCCGCTCTAACTCTCGCTCAATCTCGGCTCTCAAGGCGCGGAGACGCGTGCGCTCCGGATCGATAGCCGGAGGCGCTATTGGCCCACTGCGGGCGTAGAATTGTGAAGTCATGGTTTCTCGCGGTAGGAACCGGCTTGCTACGGCCGGGGATTGGTACGCTTGCTAAGGCGTCCTCTCCTTGCCAGCGGTCAGCACTGGCACCGGGAGGTTAGCAACACGTCCGCGAGAACGTGCCCAAAGGCCTTCCCCTCGAAAGGGTCTTGTATAACCAGTGGCCTCCCGGCATAGTGGTGCCGTTCGGTGCCCACTGGTCGTGGGCCCGTCAGTTTCGGTACGATCTGGCCGGCAAGCCAGCTCCTACCTATCGCGGATGCAGCGCTAGACCCGGCAAGGTCCCGCTGCGAGAGTTGCTACGCTCCAATCAGGAATATGACACGCGAACCCACCGCCTCGCAAGGCGGAAGGGGTCTTCGCGCGTGTCCTCGCTGGCCAGGACTCGACTCCCAAGCAAGTTAGGCTAGGCTCCCTGCTCACCATTTCATGATTGCAGGGCTATAGATGTCCAACGACAATCGGAGGCTATTTCTCCTCCTCAAAGATAGCGATAATGTAGTTTGCAATGGGTGCGGCACTCAACAGATAGCCAACCTAAAGACGATGGATGTTGACCCTAAGCACTATATAAAAACGTTCATTTGTCTCCGCTGCCGCCAGGCTAATATTGAAATATTCTGGTACGCAGACGAAATCAAACGATCAGGGCAATTCACATCGAAATCTTTCAGGTTCAAGACCATCTATCGTTATCCTGCCGCCAAGAGTAACTTTGCCATCCCTGATAACTGCCCTGATGCGATCAAAGAAGATTACCAAGAGGCCGCTCGGTTGTTGAATGTAAGTGCTAGGGCCTCGGCTGCATTCTCACGACGGTGCTTGGAAGGTATTCTCACGGCCCAGGGTTACACTCAAAACCAACTTGTTCAAAAAATCGAGGCTCTTCTGAAAGAAGAGGATCCTCGCAAAGTCTTGCCCTACTACATCTCGAAGAACGTCGATGCGGTTCGCGGTTTCGGAAACTTCTCAGCACATCCGATTGTAAATAAAGCGACAGCGGAGATTACTGACGTTCAGCCTGGAGAGGCAGAATGGTGCCTGCAAATTATCCAAGAACTTTTGGATCATTACTATACACGTCCAGCCGAGGAGCGAGCAAAGATCGACCAGATAAATGAGAAGCTCATCGCAGCGGGAAAGCCGCCGATCAAGGTGCCCAAAGAGACCGAATAGCGCCTACTGGCTCACCAGAGGATACACCACGGGAAAAGGTCGGGCAGACTTGCGAGATGATCCTGGCTTCTTACATCGAAGATGCGACTCAATCGAAGGAGGCCCTATGTCGGACGTTCGATCGCCCCTTGAAGCCCTAAATGCTTTCCGCAAGATCCTTGTTGAGGAGCGTCGACAGATCATTTCTAGTGCGCTGGACCTACGAGAGGCCAATGGAGAGGGAGGTCTCCGCGGAGCCGATCTTCAGCGCATTCAGGAACAAATCGAAGCCGTTGACCGAGCTATTGCGGATGAAACAGCGCTTCAGCATGCCGACCTCTAGCGCCCTCTCATTTTGTTGCCGCCCCACATCTTCAGCGCACCAGCTGTCTTGCTGCCGTTCATCAGGGCATTCGCTACCATGTCATCAATTTGAGCATGGAAGGTTGGGCCCTGCGGCCCATCGGGACCTCTCGTCACCTTCACGCCTGGTGCCTGGGTAATCGAGACATGGACATTGCTGCCCCCGGTCTTGTTGTGCGGGATGATTTGCCCGGGCGTTGTCGGCACGAAGGTTTCCCTGCCGAACTCGCCCACTGTGTAGGCGGTCCCCGCCTTAACCTGTCCGCCTTGAGCGCGACCTGTAGGGTTGAAGGAAATGCCTGCGGCCTTACCGGAAAAAGCGCTGGTAATCAGGCCCACGAGACCGCCTAGCGCCCCGTTCTGACCGCTTGTGCCAAAAAGCCCTGCAAGGGGCCCTTGTCCGAGAATTGCAGCCTGGAGTGCTGCCCTTGCGAGCGATTTTGCAACGTTCTGGAAGACTTCATCAAGGCTGCGCCCTTCAAGGGCAAGATCTGTGATCGCCTCAAGAGCGACATCGCCAAAGTATTCAGCCGTCCTATTGGCTTCTTCTTGGGCCTGCTCGTATTTCTTTATTGCCTCTTCCGCGTTGTATATCGCGGTCGTGCTGTCAATAATGGCCTGCTTCTGCTCATCGGTTGCAGCAGCGCCAGCGCGCGCGAGATTGATTGCGATCTGCCGTTCAAGGTTGGACTTACCAAGAGCCGCAGCCTCTGCCTCTACTTCGGCCCGCTCTGCGGCAAGGCTCTCGGTGAATTGCTTCACGCGGTCCGCATCGCGCTCATCGTCAGACTTGCCCCGCTTAGCCTCCTCAGCGTTCACGATGCGGGTGGCGGCTAACTCGAGAGCCTTCGGGTCTACCGTGCCGCCGGCCTTCGTGATTTCGTCAAAGAGTTTCTGCCGGGTATCGCGGATCTTCTTGGCCGTCTCACCCATCTCAGCCTCAGCGACCGATCGCTGAAGGGCTGCCTGTCCTTGCAATGCTCGGATGACCGGATCGTTAGCAACGTTCTGCGTGGCCTCCGAATAGGAATTGCCCGTCGTCGGGTTAGGGATCGCTCGTTCGATTGCCTTGCTGGTTGCATCTGCCGTCTCTGACCCGACGGCCTTGAGTTCGGTCCGCAGCTTTCGAACAAGTGTGATGGCTCCCGCAAAATTGTCGAGGATGGGCTTCAGACGGTCGGCAATCTCCTGGAAATTTGGATTGGAATTGGCGAGCCGGAAGATTTCCTCTTTCGTCTTGAGCGCCGACTCCGCTGAGCCGTCAAACCCCCGAGCTAGGTTCTGCAGGCTCTTCACATCTTCAGGATTGCGGATTGCTGAGCTGAAGGCGCTATATCCGGCAAGTGTCTGCTTGATCTGTGCCTCGAACCGTGCAGCGTCGTTCGTCGCCTCGTTGATACCCTTGTTGAGTTCGTTCGTCTTCTGCTCGGCCTGGGCCTTGGCAGCCCGGATCACCGCTTCCGTGTGCTCATCGATGGCCTTTCCCGACTCCTGAGCGGAGGTTCGCACCTCCTCAAGAGCAGCGGCGTACTGACGGCTGCGCTCCGCAGCTTTCGCGCTCTCGGACGAGAAGTAGACCGCAGCTGCACTCACCGCGAGGATTGCCGCTCCAACAGGTCCACCAACCACCGCAAGGGCCCTGGAAGCTGCGGCAGCCGCAGACATACGGGCCTGGGACGCAAGGAGAGTCGCATTCAGGGCGTTCATGGCCGTGCTCGCACGGGCGGCCGCAGCCACGGTCGAGCCAAGGGCAACGGCAGCCGGTGTCAATCCCTGCCCGATCAGACGGGCCGCAATAACTGTCCCAAGAGCAACAGCACCATCGGCCGCAACCCCGAAGTTGTTCGCCAGGAGCTGCGCTGCCGAACTGATAGCACCTGTGGCCATAGCAACTGTGGAACTCTGTCCCACGTATCGGGTAGCTGCCGTCTCAATGGCCGTGAAGGCGTCCTGCCCTGTAGCCTTGGTCTTGGCGAATGCGCCGTTGACCTCGGAAGCAGCAGAGACGATGCCTTTGAAGACGCGATCCGAGGTCAGTTTCCCTTCGGCACCAAGCGTCTTCAGTTCACCGACTGCGACACCGAATTCCTTGGCTATAGCCTGGGCAACCACGGGCGCGTTCTCAAGCAGGGACCGGAGTTCATCGCCCTGGAGCTTGCCGGAGCTAAGTCCCTGTCCGAGCTGCACAAGGGTTGACTCGGTTTCGCCCGCGCTCGCCCCTGCCAGTTTTAGGGCCTTAGCGACAGTCTCGGTTGCGACCGCAACTTCGGCCTGCGATGCATTTAGATCCTTGGACGAGCGCGTGAGCCGGGCGTAAAGGTCCGCCGTAGAGCTGAAGGAAGTCCGGGCCCTTTCAGCCGACAAGGAAATCTGTTCAAGCGTGGAGGCCTGCTGGTCCAAGGGCACGCCTGCCGCGACGATCTTGTTGCCAGCGTTCGTCCACTCGTCCGCCAGCTTCTGAACGACGGCCACCGCCGCCGCCGTGCTCACGCCAGCCAGGGCCCTCCCCATATGCCCTTGAATGCTGCTGCTGAGCCGAGCCATGTTTGCTTCGACGCGCTGCTGAGCCTTGCTGGTACTCTGCTCGACAGCCTTCATCTGCCGCTCAGTGATCTGGCGGGCTTTCTTCAGCTCGTTCTCGTAATTCTTGATCCTCGCTTCAAGCGAGACGACGAGTTGTTCGAGTTCAGTTGCCATCCCGTCGCTCCTTATGCCCGTCCAGCCAATTCAGGGTTCTCGATCCGGTCGGCTGCATCCCGCAGGAGCTTTGCGGCAACTGCACGCCCGTCCAGCGCCATGATGGCCCCGCCTCCCTTCGCAATCATTGCAATGGCAAGCGCTCGACTAGGGATGATGCTATCGCTCACCAGTTCCACCAGCCTATCAAGGGCGCATTGAGCCATCACGTCGTGGGGGTCGGCCTCGATCACTTCAGTTGTCATGTCTCTCAGCTCTTTTCTTGGCCCAAAAATCCTTCCAGGCCTGGTGTCTCTGTTCGGGCGTGATCGCCCTGCTGTATCGTCCGCCCTTCCACGCACCGTTGCGCTCGCCTGTAGGAGCCCCGCTGCCAGGAGCGCCGCCATGGAGCCGGCATCTGCGCTTGCCAGGGGTCGGAGAGCGCCTGCACGGCTCTCCTGAGCGGGTTTTCGCGCCACATTGGCGAGTTTCGGCTTCATCCATGGGGTTGATCCGAACTTTTTTCTGAAATTTGCGGCATCGCGTGTTTGACTGAGGGCGCCGGTCCAGGGCCGGAGGCCTCTAGACTTTTCGCCCTCCCCCCGTCACAGTTCCGCTTAATCGTGATCAGGCTGGGGGCAGCACCATTGAAAGACCTAATCGGATCGCTCTGCACGCTCGTGTTCATTTGCATTTTCTTGCCGTTCAAGATCGCTTTTGACTTAGTGGTCATGCCGGGCGCGCTGGCTGCTGGTAATTTCAGGCGCGGCGATACCTTTGGAGGATGTCTGATGCTCCTTTGGTACTGGCCATTTGTGGTCATTCCCCTTGCTCTCATGAGTAGGTGAGCACTGGTCCTGTGGATCGCCTCCACAGAACCAGCGCTGAGCAGCGCGACGGGGGGAGCATGCCGCGCTGCCATTGGTTAGGCTACTAGGCCGAAGTCGCCGTAGGTCAGCGCCTTGGTTTCCTTCACGGCAAGGCCGATCCGCTCCTCTGCCAGCACGGCCACGAGGTTACGGGTGAAGAAGTCCGCGTGCTCGGTCGAGACTTCGACCCGAGGTGCCCAACGGTCATAGAGGGTTGCCGCCGCCTGGAAGTTACCGACGAGGAACTTATCGACCGTCATCGCAGGCGTGGCGATTACCGGCAGGCCAAAGAGTACCGGGGCAACGTTGGCGCCGGGAGCCCCAAGAATGTAGTTGCCGTCTGCATCCTTCAGCAGGCGCATGCGCATCCAATCAGACGGGTGCATGATGATGCCATCGGCCGGCAAATCAGCGAGCGCGTTCTGCAGGATCGCAAGGCCGATGATGTCGATGAGGTTCGGGCTCGTGACATTGATAGGAGCCACGTATGGCGTGGCTTGTGGAACCATGCCGAGGAGGTGCTGCCCTGTGCCGTCACCATAGAGCAGCTCGGACTCCTCTTTCAGCTCCAGGCCATAGCGCAGCTCGGTATCGATCAGGCCCATGAGCTGTGGGGCATCATCGAGGATCTGGCGAGAGGCCGGTACCCAATGCGCGATGGTGCGAATGGGCGTGGTCACAAGCTCGAAGGCGTAGCCGCTCTCCGGCTTCTGCGCTCCCTCAGCCACTACATCGGCGTTATTCGTGCGGCCGGTCTGCTTTGGATATTCGACGCTGCCACTCGACACTCCAATGGTCGGCAAGAGGTTTCGGATGACCATACGCCGCTTTGGCATCGTCACGAGGGTGTCGCGTTGGGCAGGAGCAAGCGCACCGCCCGAGGTGTCCGCCGACGTGATCGTAGCTTTCACTTCCATACGGAAGCGGCCTGGGCGGGAGTGATCGTTAGCGAAGGACTTCAGCTCGGGGGCATCAACAAACTGCTCGCCCCAGGTCTTAGGCTTGGATGGCTGGCCGCCGTAGTGTGCCCCGCGCGCCATCTTCTGCTCGATCTCCAGCATACGGGCGTCGAGCTCGGCATTCTTGATGCCTGCCTCTTCCAGAGCTGCCCGCACGTCCTTGTTCAGGCCCTTGAACTCGCGCACCAGCTCAGACACGCCGCCGCCCTCATTGGGCTTGTCGAGGAGGATCCGGGGGCCAACAGCGCACGAGGCGAGGAAGGCAATGCCGCCCGCAGCGGGCATAGTGGGAAGGGTCTTCATGGTCACTTTCCTTTCAGAGACTTGATGTCGAGCCGGGCGGCCTTCACGAGGTGCGCAAGCTCATCGATTGCAGGATCTGGCTGGGGTTCGTCCTCATCGCCGCTCAATGCCGGCCATCCGCCAGACATGAGCTTTTTGACCGCCCGTCCGGGCAGGTGCTCTCGGAGGATTTCTTCAAGCTCGGCTCGCGAGCTGAATGATTTGACGGCTGTGATCCCGGCGCGGCGTTGGGCCGGGATGGTCACGAGCGACACCTCGCGAAGATCGATAGCCTTCAGGGTGCGGGTGCCGTCATTGTTGCGGACATAGCCGTCAGGGTAGATCGAATAGCCGATGGAAAGGCCGCGAATATCACCGGCCTTTACATGGGCATGTGCCCGTCTCCCGGCCTCGGTTTCAAGGTTGAGGGACCCGCGGACAAACAAGCCGCGCTCGTCTTCCTTGGCCTCTGTCCATCTACCGATAGGCTCGCGGGGATCGTGCCCCCAGAGCATCACAGGCAACGTTCCGTCCCGCCGATGCTCGGCAAGGCTCTTGGCATAGGCGCCCGGCGCGATGATGTCGCCATAGCTGTCAGGGGCGCCGCCGAAGTAGGACGCATAGCCTTCGATCGTGCCGGTATTGGCCTTGTCGCTCGCCAGCTTGATCTCAAGCGGGGTCGATGCGTGGAGGTAAGTGGACAGGTCTTCTTTCGTGAAAAGTTTGGTCATCGAGCACCTTCGGCAGGCATCAAAGCAAAGGGCCAGTAAGACCCGTTTTGGCTCTGAGCAGCGCGCCAGGCGCATGCCGTAGAGGTGTCATTGGAGAGGGGCAGCGCGAAGCATACCGGCTCGATGACAACTCTATAACTAGCATGCGCCCTGCGCGGTTTCAATGCTTGGGTTGGGCTTCAGCGGCGTCTGCCTGTTGAGCAAGGCCCATTGCCAACAGGTAAAGCTCACGACCGGTGTTTCGTGCGCCCCGTGCTTCGGTCAGGACATTCACACCTACAGACACGAAGGCCGTTCCCAGGTCTTCCGGCTTGTAGCCCCTCGCCTCCAGATCGATGCGAGCCTGAGACAGGATAAAGAGCACTTCATCGAGCGGGCTTTTCACCATCTCGGCAGGCACTTCGAGAGTGTTCTCGTTCGTCATTGTCTTTCCTTTCATGAATTGGGGCGAAGTGGCGTTCGTCGCAGAGGCGTCCCCATCCCCCCACGCGTGCAGGCGCATGCGTGCGAGGGGGGCTATCCGCTCTCGCACCTCATTTGCTTGTGCCTCTGCTTGTGGTGGCGTCGGCAAAGCCACCGCACCTTGAGGGGCTGGCTGTAATCCTCGTGATGGGCGTCCACGTTCTTCATGGTCCCGCACACCGCGCACGGTTGCCGATTTAGCGCGCCCGTCCTCATGGCCTTTTGGACTGCGAGGTGAGCGCTCCGTTTTTCGGGGTTGCGTGAGCGCCAATTGTGCTGAGCGGTGAAGCGGACGTGCAAAAGCCCGTCGCGGCGTGAGCCTCGTTCCTGGGTCATCTCGATACCTGCTGAAAACAAAAAGCCGGGGGCGTTTTCGCCCCTTATCCGGGGGCGCTATCGCCCCTTCTCAAAGCCATGGGCCAGGGGCGATTTTGCCCCTACAGTCCTAGGGGCGCTATTGCCCCTACTTTCTAGATCTCGGGAGGGGGCAGCTTTCAGAGCTTCCAACACGGCAAGCGCATGCTCGTCCGTGCTGATCCTCTGCCATTCATCTGTCGGGGCCTCGCTCCGGCCTCGCCCATGAACATAGGTGAGCCGATAGAGAGAGGGTGTCCTGAACTCGGCCACTGATCGACGGCCCTGCCTTGTGACCTCAAGAAACCCGAGGGCTACACATTGACGGATAGCCAGCGCAATCGACTTGCGCCGAATGCCTGCCTTTTCGAAGTCGGCATAGGTGCAGGGCAGCCGGCCATTCTCAGCGCTTCCATGCCTCATGTGTTCGAGTTCCAAGCGGTCGAGGATGCGCCGGGCATTGTCCGGCAGATGCCTCCATGCCGGAGCCTCCCTCATGTCGCGGCGATGGGCGATGAACTGTTGCCCGATGCTGTTGCGTCGTCTCTTTGCGCTCATTCCGCGCCTCCGGTCCGCTGGGCTTACCGGGGAGCAGGAGAGACAAGGCCGAGGCTTTCAGCTTGGTCCCTCGCCTCACCAATGGCGCGGGCAATCTCAGGCAGGAGGTCAACACGAAAGGCGAGCCCGGACTTAGAGGGCCGCATCGCCCCATCGGAAGCCTTAAACCAGACCCTAACATGCGCGACCGAATGGCCTTGATACTCCCCCAGGCTGACCCGGATCTCTTCGCGGGAGTTTTTGCGAATAGTGGCGATAGGGGCCTCATCGGTCATGCTGCTTCTCCTTTCGCCGCCTTCGCCTCACGCTCGGCAATTTCAGCGATCCAGGCGCGCACCTTCGATCTGTGAGCACAGACCGTCCGCCCGATTTTAAATGTCGGCAGTCCGTGCTTCTCCTTCAGGTGATAGACCTGCCGCGGCTTCCACTTGAAGGCTTCAGCGATGGCCGGAACGCCATACAAAAGGTCATCATTTTCACTCGTCATTTGTTGTCCTTTCTTGCGTAAGTTTTGCGCAACGGAGACGCCGGAAAGCTGTGTTATCCGGCGCTAAGTCTTTGTAATCATTGATAGCGATAGGAAGCGCGCACATTGCGCAAAAAAGGGCGCATTTAGCGCCCTAAGTTATTGGTGACTATGTAGAATTTTAGTCTCTCTGCGGAGTTACACCGAAGAATCGGCAGATTTCCTCAACCGAGAAGCCCCGGCTCTGCAGCATCTGGGCATCCTCGGGATTGATCGTGAGTTGCGCCCACTTCGTGCCGCCTTCCAGCACCAGAGGGCGGCCGGCATTCATGGCGCCGAAGAACTTCTCAGCGAGCTTGTCCTCGATGATCTTGCGCTGATCCTCTTTCAGGAACGCCTCGAACGTCAGGACGCCCGAAGGCCGCAGCCCATTGCGGAACGTGCTGCCGGCCGCCTTGTCGATAGCCAGAGAGAGCCCGAAGACCTGGCGCCCGAATGCCAGCGTGGACATGCCGCCGAGAGGATTCCCGCCGAAGCCGCGGATGTGCAGAACGTCCTTGTCCGTCAGCACATAGGACTTGCCGTCCTGGGTCCAGCGATACTCAAGAGAGCCATTCTCAAGCCGCCGCACTGACGGGAGATCCGGTTGGATGGGGTCAAGGGCAACGATCCGCCCTCGCTCCCATATCTTGCGGGAATAGGCATTGCCCCAGAGTTCAATCGAAGCCGCCTTGAACTCCCAATAATCGACCGCCGTCTGGTCAAAATTCGGGCTGTCGTGCAGGAGCCGGTAAAGCGGATGATCCTTCGCAACCTCACGGGCTCCGTCCGCCTTGGTCCGGTAGACCATGAGTGGCAGGGAAGCGATCGTGCCGGCGAGCAGGTTCACACAGGCCCAGGCGGCCGACAGACCGAGCACGCTCGGGGCGTTGACGCCCTCCCCGGCATGACTCTCGCCGCCGTGGTCGCGCCATCCTGTCGGGTCCGTCAGAGAGAGCGGCCGGCGGACGAAGAAGTTCGCCATCTTCTGAAGCAGTTTCACGCCGCACCCACCAAGCTAGCCAGATAGTCGTCCAAAGTGCCGCCGCTTTCTTCTTTCCGGTCGCGGGATTTGAGGCCGAGCGCCATCGTGAGCGCCACCGCGCCGTCAATGCGGAACCGGGCCTTGTTCTTGTCGATCTTGCGCCCGCCTGCCGGATCTGTGACCGCGACCGCGTTCGCCATGTTCCAGTTCAGAACCGGGTTGTTGCCGTGGATCAGCTTCCGGTCGATCACCGCCAGTTCCATCGCGTCGATAGCCGGCGTCATGTCTTTGAACCCCTGCCCCCAAGGAATAATCCGCAGCCCGTCGCCCTTCTCGCCGTCCTTGTGAGCGGCGAAGTCGATGCGGTCGAACTCCTTGATCAGGTCGTCAATCCGCCAGCGGTCATAGGCCATGCCAAGGACGCGGTAGCGGCCGCAGAGATCCGCGATGTGGCGGGCGATCACTTCCTTGTCGATCGAGCGGCCCGGGGTCGCCAGAAGGTGCCCCTGCTTGTGCCACTCGACAAAGCGGTGGTTGCCCCGGCCAAAGTCCCGGTTTGAATGCTCCTCGAGGAAGTCTTTCGGTTTCCAAAGGAAGGGCTGCACCCGGCTCGGGTCACTTGCGCTGACCATCACGAGGGCGGTCAGGTCGTTGATCGAGGACAGGTCTAAGCCGAGATAGACCTCCTCGCCCTCTTCAATCGTGGCATCTCCCTTGCAGGCCATCCATTCGGCCCGGGAGATCAGCGAAGCGACCGGTGCTACGCGCTGGTTGAGGTAGAGGTTCCGAAACTTCGGCTCCTCTGCCGGCATGCGTTTGGCCTTGTCGGCAATCGCCTTCAGATCCTCGAAAGACCGGAAGTCACCAAGAGCCGGGTTCGCCAGCTCCCAACACTTCGGATCGAAAATGTCCTCCTGCTCCTCCGGAACAGCGTAGAGATGGCAGACGATAGTCGGGTCTTTCGCGCCCAGGCCGTCGTCAATGAGCTTCGACAGGATGTGCTCAGGGTCGTTGCTCTGCGTCGAGATCGTTACAAAGAGCGGCTCCGCACGAGCACCCATCGAAGTATCAAGAACGTCGTAAAGTTCGCGATCTTTCGCTTGAGCCAGCTCGTCAAAGATGACGAAACTCGGGTTGAGGCCATGTTTTGTGCCTGCCTCTGCTGAAATGGCTTTGTAGAATGACCCATTGCTATAGCAGGCAATAGTTTTCGTTGAGTCAACGCAGCGGAGCATGGCTGAAAGCTCGGGATCCGCCTTAACGATCTGCGAAGCGACCTTGTAGACCTGCCCTGCCTGCTCCCGGTCGTTCGCCGCGGAATAGATTTCCCCGTTCTGGATCGCCTCGGGCCCGACCAGATGGACGAGCACGAGAGCCGCAATCAGAGCCGTCTTACCGTTCTTTCGGGCAATCGAGAGGATGGCCCGCCGAACTTGGCGCCGATACTGCCCCTTGGTGAGAGCGTGCGGCTCGTAGATGTCCCGGATGAACTGCTTCTGCCATTCCCGGAGGACAAACGGGCCGCCTGCCCCCTCGCCGCTCGGAACCGTCAATGCCTCGATGAAGGCAATGACTCGGGCTGCCCGATCAGGCCGTCGAACTTGCTCCTTGGCTTGCTTTCGGGAAGTTGCAGAGCGGCCCTTGCCTTTGGATCCAGCCCGAGGCGGTCGCCCCACGATCTCATTTCCTCGGACATGGCCTTCAGTATGCGAAACCATGGGTTTGGTTGTTTCTGCCCCTTGCTCCCGTCTACGACAGGCTCGAAATCAGGGGCGTTCATCTCGTGAGTGGCCCTCTTGTGCCAGGCCCAGGCCGTGGCGAAAGCAGAGAGGGCAAACGTGTCTACGGTTGCGTAGGTCTTCGGCGGCATCGAGCGCCGGATCATCTCAATGCAGGCCTGCGCGTCATCATGCAGATGCTCGGGGGCGAAGACCTCCCCGGTGGCCTCGATCCCGAGATCGACAATCGGCCTCTTCGAAGGGTTGCCCTCGATTTTCCGGATGCTCGCCAGCTTCGGCTTTGGCCCTCGCTTACCCATTGGAACTTTTTCTGAAAACTTGCGGCATTTCGCGTTTGATTGAGGGCGCCGGTCCTAGTCGGAAGAGTTCTAGACTTTCGACCACCCCCCCATGGTACAACTGACAGCGCGATACAACGTGGTCACAAGGAGGAGACGATCATGGCTCCGCGCATTGTGAATGAGCAGATTGAAGTAGAGGTTGTGGTGCCCTTCGAGGCTGAGCGAGGGGTTACTATCCCTCGCGGAATTTACAAAGCCGAAAAGAGACAAACCGAAGCTGCGGACTTGAGCAACAGTTCTTGGTCTAGCCCTAACTACTATCTAAAGTTAGACGCCGTAGAGGCGGGTCGGCTGGGGGTAACGAGTGGCCCTGGCCTTTTAGGACCGGAGTATCGCATCACTGAGCAGGTACAACGCGGAGACATTAAGATCCGATCTTAGGCTACCGGCCATCCTTCTTCTCCTACAGCCTGGGCTAAGCTGTGATGGTCAGAGTCTGAGGCTTGATCTCCACATGGACGAGGTCAGCGAGATCAATCGGAGCAGCATCTCTCCACCTTGTTGAGGAGTAGCGCTGCTGTGGCCCGAAGATGCCGCTTTCTTCCACCTGTAGAACAACCTTGTTGCCATCGGGGCGAAGGCGATAGCGCCCTGTCTTACGTGCCATGCTCATATCGGCCATCCATCCGCGTCTACAGCCTGGAAGCGACCTCGCTCCTCTCGCTGCTTGTCCCTGTTGTGGTGTGTCTCACAAAGGCTTTGCGTGTTCTCGTAATTGAAGAACAGGTCAGCGTTGCCCTCGTGCCTCTTGATGTGGTCCACGATCCAGGCCTTGCCGATCTTGCCCTCTGCCCTGCACATCCGGCACAGGGGCTCGTCTCTCAGACGCTTGGACCTGATGGCGTACCAGCGCTGTGTCTTGTACCACTGACGCCATGGCTTCTCTTGCCTGCGCCTAGCGTCGTATTCCCTGTTGCGGGCTCTGTGGTCTAGGGGTTTGGGCATTCAGGCGTGCTCTGGCAAGATGAGCGGACTTTGCAGAAGGGTCCGCCATGACAACCGAAGACACTCGCATCAAAGAGCATATCCAGAGGCACAAGGATGGTAGCCTCTGGGCCAAGGGACAGACGATTGACGGCGTTGCAACAGGCTATTGGGAGTGGTTCAGGATCGACGGGACCAAGCTGCGCTCTGGCTACTTCGAGAACGGCGAGCAGGTTGGAGAATGGACCACATACGATAAGAATGGCGAGGTCTACAAAGTCACGAAGATTATGCCTAAGCGAGATGGATCGAAGCGGCGATGATCCGAAGCTGATCCCTCAGCATCTCGGATAGCTGCAATTCCGTCTGGTTTTCCCTGAGTGTCAGGGTGAGGAAGCGGTAGAGAATGTCCATAGGGCTACGTTATTACGCATAAGGAGGCTGGCTCGGCTCCATCGAGTGCTGGTTCCCCGCGACCCTGCTGGATATTGTCCAGCTTGTCCGAAAGGGGTAAGGCACTGGCGGCGTCGGGCAAGTTCATGATCCAGAAACTTCCTTCAATCGACCATTCGGTCTCGTTGCACGCTTATCGTGCCTACCTGCTCAATGAGCAGGGTCGCTTTATGAACGTGATTGAGCTCTTCTGCCGGGATGACGAGGATGCGATTGAGCAGGCCCGTCGTCTTGCCAATGATCATGCCGTGGAAATCTGGGAGCGGGATCGGAAGGTAGCGCTCATCCCAGCATCTAACTCCTGAACAGCCCCAGCCTCTCGGTCATGCTCTCTTCCACGTAGAGGTTCGGGGTCACCCCTTGTTAACCCAGGCAGGATAGCTTTTCCGCTACCGAGGGTTGCCTTCATCCTTCATAACCGCTAGCTAGGCGGCCATTCGACCAGATAATTCATCCACTTCGGAGGAGCCGGAATGCCCCACGAAGCGTATTGCGTTAGGTATCGTAACCGTCGTTGGTTTGTTTTCCAAGGTGGCCGGGAAATTGGTGCCTTCCATTTCCGGATCAGAGCCCTTGAGTTCGCTGTTACCACAGCCTGCCACCCCAATAAGACCGACCTACAGAACGTTTATGTGCTCGATCAGGATGGCTCTTTCTATACAGCCTGGAACTGCGCCCGAGATCTGATCACTCTCCAGGCCTAGCAGTTACTTACCGCAGCAGCCTCAGCCTCTCGGCAATGTCCCCTTCCACATACTGATGATGGAGCGATCTCTACCATGGTCGCTCCATCATCAGAGCGGATATAGGTCTTGCGGGTTTTCGAGGACATGGACTTCGGTCAAGCAAAAGCCGCCCCCGGACAGACCGGAGCGGCTAAAAATATACTCAATATGCTATTTTCTAATTGCAAAGCATACTCAGTATGCTAAACCAGAGTGGTCAGGTGATTGTGCCTGACGACCGAAAGGGGGTGACACCGCATGAGACTTCCGAAGCTGACGCTGATGATCAAGTTCCGGCCCTTCAAACTGGTCCTGATCATCGGCTAACGCGAAGGGGGATCGGGCGAAAGCCCGGTCTCCCACGGGAGGCGACAAGCGGTGTCACCCCTTGCAAGGAGATATAGCATGACCCCTGATCAGTTCAAAGCCTGGCGCAAGCATATGAACCTGTCACAACAGGAAGCCGCTGACGCTCTAGGTCTGTCGAAGGGATCGGTGGATTTGTACGAGCGCGGAAGGCGGCGCGAGGATGAGCGGCCCGTTGTAATTCCAAAGACTGTCGAATTGGCTTGCGCCGCTCTCGCTCTCGGCATCACCCGCTATGATGGGCCTTCATAAAAAAAGCCCCGCGCGATCATCTCGCCGGGGCACCCACCTAAAGCTAACGCACTCCGGGTGAAAGTCACCAAGAGTGCGTCTGTGCTTGTATAACTATATTAAGAGGCCTGCAGTTTCAAGAGTCTAGCAGGGTTATCCACGGCGCTCGGAGCCAGCAGATTCACCTCCCGGGAACTCAAAGTAATGAGGCAGCTGTTTGCTCCCGTGCCGCTTTACGAAACAGCAACGCCGATCCAAGCCATAGGGCGACAAAGCCAGCCGTGAGAACCCAGGTGAAGTGTCCAGCGACCTGAGCAATGACAGCGACCAATATCTGAGCGAGCGCAACCGCTACCATCGTAACTGCCATTCCGTACGGCTGGAAACGTGCGATAGCTGCCCCGGCTATGCCAACCGCGAGCACTCCGACATACATCAGGTTGAGGGGGTTATCCTCCGACCCAATTATCCCGACGGCAAGGTTCATCCACACAAGGACGAACGCTGCCGCCGTCGCTATTCCTACTGCAGCACGATACGCGCTGCTGCCGGTCGCCCTAGCCGCAAGCTCGTAGAGACCGCATGCGATAGCCAACATAGATCCGAAGACGATGAAATCCGTCTCATCCCAATTTACTTCCGCAGTAACCTGCATCGCGATCAGGGGCAGCAGGAGCAGGAACGCCGCGGCGCACCAGACCGCTATCCTCCAGCGGCTGCCTCGCCATCCGCTCCCAATATCTGGTTTTCCTGCCATAGCCATGCTCCGTCCATAATCTAGGATCTCACCCGGCTCCCGTCATATTTACTCCGCAGCCTCCAATCGCTGCAACTCCGTCGCCTTCATCTGAACCTTCGTCCCTCGGCCCATGAAGTCGAGCAGCACTTCCACTCTGCCCTTTGAAAGCATGGAGACGACTTGTGCCTGAAGGTCCGCGAAGGCTCCCATGGTGAGACGGACGACCTCTCCCGGTTGGTACTGCGGCCCAAGGTCCGGCAGGCGCGTGAAGTCGAACTCGCCGGCCAACTCCCGCTCAAGCAGCCTCGCCAGCGGGTGAATAGGCGCTTCCTGCCCGTCTCGTGGCTCAGGAGCGGGAATGCGGGCCGGGGAGCCGTAGCCGTCGCGGACAAGGCCCTCAACACCGTCCACGCCCCGCATTTTGAAGAAATCCTGATCGGAACGGACGCCGACGAACAGATACCGAGGAAACAGCGGGTATTCCTTAGCCTCCTTCTTCCTGGCGTGGACAACCCAGCGCTTCGTCTGAGGCAGATAGGTCTGATACCCGGCACGACGGAGGCCGAGCTGCGCCCTCCTCTCGCACTTGGGATTGCAGACGACGACGAACCAGGTGAAGCCTTCGAAGGTGTCCGGAGGCTCGTGGTTGATGATGCGGCCGATCTTGGCGAAGTGCGCAGGACCGTAGTGGGCAGACAGGACATAGCGAGGGGTGGTACTCATTACGCTGCTGCCTTCCATTCCATGCGGGCGAGGGCTTTCGTGACGGCTGACCGATCCACGCCATAGCGACGGGCGATCTCGGTGCGCTTCATGCCCTGGTCGAGCAGGCGAAGGATTTCGCGCTGGTCGAGAATGATCTTGCCGCAATTGGCGTAGGGCTTCTTTTCGGGCCGATAGCTCATGCTGCCGCCCTCTGTTCGATCCGTGAACGGAACTGTTCCCGGATTTCTGCAGGCACATGGAAGCCCTGACCCCAGATGGTTTTTATCTCGATGCCGAACGGCTTGAGCTTGCGCCTGATCTTGCTGATATGAACTTTGACATTGCTGGGACCGTCGGCAGGATCTTCCTTGTCCCAATAGAGAGCGGCGGCAAGGGCTTCCTTAGTTGCGAGATCACGCGCGAGACAGACGCTCATGATGCGCTGCTCGGTCTTCGTGAGTTTCCATTCGAGAGGCAATTCTACAGCGCCCATGAGAGCAGACCTGAGATAGGCATTCTGCTCCTTGAGAAGTTCGTTCTCTTCGCGGAGCCTCTCGTTCAGGCGGGTAAGAGCATTAGACACGGCGCTCATGCGGCCTCTCCCTTCTTCATGCCGTCGAGGATCTTGGCGAGGCCTGCGCCGATCACGACCGGCTTGTTGGCCTCTGCCTTCAGGCGTTCCAGCGTCTCGAATGGCGTCTCTTTCGGCTTGGCAGCTTCCTTGGTGTTCATCTCCGGCCTCACAACCTCTTCCCAGAACCGGACTGCGCGGGCTCGCTGCTCGGGTGTCGCCTGATCATTCGGCTGCTGCATTTTCAGCCTCCTGCAATTCGCGCAGCCCGACGAGGATGCCCTTGCCTGGGCTCTTCAGGATCCGCTCCTTGCGGGCTTGCTCTTCGGGTGTTTCAGGCTGGCGTTTTGGCTTACCGGGGCCGCGATCTTCGGGGTTCGCCGTCGTCGCGATGTTGTGCATGAGAGCGTCGAGGCAGGCGCGGCGTTCAGCCATCTCCTCTTCGGTCAGCGGCTCATAGCCCTCGGCATCGAGCACGAGCTGCAGGCCGACCTTCTGCCCAATAGCGGCAAGCGTCAGGCTCTTCGCGCAATCGTGCAGCACCCTCTCAGGCGGGGGGAACGAAGCATCGTATTCGCGGCCGATCTCGCCTTTGAGCCAGCGGGCGTAAGCCTCGCGGACGGCCCAAGCCGGAAAGTCGCGCAGCACGATCCGGTAGCCCTCCATGCGAGCCCGCATCATGTCATCATCCTGGCGAGCAGTGGCATAGCGGACGATGATGGCGCCGATGGTTGCGTCGATGTCCTTGGCAGGCCCTGGCTGCTCCAGCAGCTCAAGCTCCGCAATCCTACGCTCGATAAACGCCCGCTGCGTCTGGTTCGGCATCGAGGAAGCCGGGAGCGTGACGACCTTTCGGCCATGTGTCCCGATCCGATAGGCGTCGTTCTTCCTCAGATCCATGCACTTCTGGTTCAGGCTCATAGCCCATGAGGGCAGCGACTCGAGCCGCGGTGCCTTCGGGTCGAGCGGCGGGATAGGTTCGACCGTTGCGAGTTGATTGCTGGGCATTCTTGGCTCCTCGGGAATTGAGCATCACGCTGCGGGCGTAGCTGAAGGGGTCGCGGGTTCCGGCGAGCAGAGCTGCGTCGATGCCCTGCTTCACGACATCGGGCGGATGGTCTTTCAGCGCCTTGCCGATCCAGCGGCCAACCGCCTCCTCGGACTTCCCCGACAGGTCGGCCAGGGCGGCTTTCGAGTTCCAGATCTGATCGTTGATCGAAACTTCCGAAGCGCAGCCGGCAGGCAGCGCCGATGCGTCAGCATCGGAACTGTGGGGAGGTAAGGAGGGGGGTTGAGTTATATTCTCTTGGGGGGAACCATCGGAGGGGAGGTCCCCTGCTGTCCCGGTCTGTCCCGATATGTCCCGGCTTGTCCCCGGGACATCGGGGGACACTTGGGCAACGGCAGGACGCTTCGCGGCGCGTTGGCGAGCTTTCTTTGCAGCCGCCTTTGCGCGCTTCTCTGCGAGAATAGCGTCTTCTTTTGCCTTAGCGGCCTCAACGGCAGCAAGGATCACTTCGATGGACGCGCCGGCCTCGGCCATCGCCCGTAGAATGGCTGGATCGATGCTCACGCGGCACCTCGCTTGCTGGCGATGAAGGCACGTACGTCTTCTTCGTTGGCCTTGAGCCAGCGGAGGGTTTCGACGGCGGCCTCAAGCGCCGGCTGAGACCGGAGCGTGTTGAGGCGGTCCAGTTCGATGGTCTCACGCTCGCTGGGCTTCAGGCGCTCGCTCTGAAGGCGGCGCTCTGATGCTTCCAAGAAGCCACGACGCGAGAGCATGTCGCAGGCGACGGCATCAATCTGGGCGTCGAGAGAGGGGCGTTCGCTCATGGCGTAACCCTCGGCTGAATGTCTCGGAACATCGTCTCGGCGGCATAGCGGGCGATGAGAGCGGCCTCGGCCCTGCCGTGGTCCTTCTTGCGGGAGAAGCATGTCGCTGCCGGCCAGAGACGGGTTGCAAGCGCCCTCGCCTCTTCCTTGTCGGACGACAGGCGGAAGTGCTTCTTCCACTTGCCGGGGGTGACAAGGTGCATGGGGATGAAGGCGGCACCGATGACGCCGCGGACCAGGCCATACGCGACACCGAACTTGAACGTGGATGAGACGCCCTGCTTCGGCATAGCGCCAACCAGTTCGACCATCGCAAGAGCCGGTCTCGCCTCCTCCAGCCGGCGCGCCAGAGCAGCCGGATTGATCGACCCGTCAACGGTCGGCACGTCCTCGGCAATGATCATGTGAGGAGCGGACGGCCAGTAGAGGGCGATTGCGCCGGATGAACCGGGGTCGACACCGAGGATGCAGATATCGCTCATGCTCAGTCCTCACGCGCATGCGCATGCGTACGTGAGGCGTCCTCGTAGGCCTGCAGGTACAGGTCACGGATCGTCTCGCGTTCGGAGAGCTTCTCGGGATCCTTCTGCATCTTGCGGATGCGTGCGATGGCATCGCCCAAGGCAGTCTTGTCGAAGCCCATAGCCTTGGCCTCGGCATAGACGCTCTTGATGTCTTCCTTGATCTGGTCCTCTTCGGACTTCAGGCGCAGGATGCGGTCCATGAAGGAGGTGACCGGCTCAACGTTCGATCCGTCGCTCATGCTGCAGCCTTTCCGGTCTTGAGGGTGCGGTAGACGGCTGAATGGGCGCAGCCGAGACGCGCAGCGATCTGGCGATAGTTGAGGCCCTGGTCCTGAAGCGCCTTGCAGACGTTGAAGGCGATCCTCTTCCGGGGGCCACGCTTGAGAGGGCCAAAGGGAAGCTGAATGCCCTTGATGCACTCGTGGACAGCTCCCCTTCCCTTCACCTTCGCGAGCGCCTGGATCTCGCTGATGCTGTGGCCTTTGGCGCGAAGCGCTTTGATGGCGGTAATGGTCTCGTCAGGAAGGCGGCGGCTCATGCGGCGCCTCCATTCCGGCGCATCGGCACCGGCGCGCTGAGGTCGCGCTTCGCGTCCCGCCTGAACTCGGCGATCTCGATCTGCAGCTGCGCGGCGAGTGACTCCAGCTGCACCAGCTCCACGGCATCGATGCCGTCCCTGCGGGCTTCCTGCAATCTCACCATCAGAGCGCATGCAGCGCGGGTCAGATCGGTGGCGTGCTCGTCATAGTCCGCTTCTTGCTTGAGGGAGCGATCACGAGGAACGAGGTCGCAATCATGCAGGTCAGCAAGGATGCGGGTGACGATGGGCGCATTCGCCTTGGCTTCCAGATCCGCAATAACATCGACCGGCGCGTTGGTTGTTTCGTGCGGGCTGCCATAGCGGGAGAGGCGAGCCGGATCTACGCGGGTTACTTCAGCGGCCGCCTTCGGACCGCCGACCTCAGGATGCTTGATCAGCTCGTCTTGCGCCTTCTTCAGGCGGTCGTAATCGATGCGGGCGAGATAACGAGAGTTCATGCCACGTTCTCAGGAATAATTGCGATGACGATGGACAGGAGGGGTGCGAAAACAGCAGCCGTAGCGAGGGGGCTCGAACGATGGGCGACGGCAAAGACAGAAAGGCGACGGGAGCCAGCGACAGACAGGTGCGCGCTCACATTCGCCGCGTGCTGAAGCAGTTGTTGCCGAAGGGTGGAGAGGAGAAGAAAGGCGCGGGCGACCAAAGACGGTTGCACGAGGTCGCCCGCGCAGGTGCCATCAGCCAGGGAGGAAGAGCTGATGGAGCGGGAACAGATAGCGGAGCGCATCAGGCGGCCTCGTCGGTCTGAGCGAGAGGTTCAGCCTTGATCCACTCTGAGGCGGGGACGGCGCCCTCGGTCACCGCTTCAATCCGCACGGCAACAGCTAAGGACGGCTTCCGCTCACCATACTTGAGCTTGCGGATGCCATGGGAAGTGATGGAGCCGACGCGAACCGCCATCGTCTCGTCATCAAGGGCGTTTGCACGCATGTATTCGATGAGCTTCATGAGCAAGGATATTCCCCTTAAGGGGGAAGTTTGTCAACCCCTACAAGGGGAAGGACAGCCCCACTCCTTTGGTGCGATTTTCCCCTCTATGGGGACGAACCTAAGAAGATTGAGGATCGCCAAGGGCTGGACGCACGAAGAAGCGGCCCAACACATGGGGATCTCACGCGGGCAATTCATCAAGCTTGAGCGCGGTGAACGACAGCTCACTGATCGCACCATCGCGCTTGCTGCAAAGGCGTTCGGTGTGAGCAAGGGGGAAATTGTCGACGACGCTGGCGCCCCTTCGGCTCGAAGCCGCCCGGAGAGTTTGGTGGAGGAGCTACCCGCTGGGGATGCATTCACCTTCGCGAAGGTCGATGGCTCTGTACAGGCCGGCGCCTTCCTGGCCCTTGAGGCGTTTGATGACGACTTGGGCGAGGTGGTTTCCGCACCGCGCGATCCGGCCTTCCCCTTCGCCAGGCAAGTCGCCTATCGCGTAAAGGGCGACTCGATGAACCGTGCCCAGCCCAAGCCCATGAACGAGGGAGATGTCATCATCTGCGCCGCATGGGAGGACGTAGGGCTGAAGGAGAAAGACGGCCTGAACGTTGTCGTCCAGCAGACCACCGCTGACGGCCAGCTTCGGGAGCGCTCCGTGAAAGAGCTGCGGGTGTTCCCTGACCGGGTTGAGTTTCATCCCCGGTCAAGCAATCCAGCTCACAAGCCCATCATCGTGAATCGCGAGTTTCACACCGACGACGGCAAGGAGGTCACGATCCTCGCCCTCGTGCGGTACGTCTTCGATAACCAGGCGCTGCCGGTCTAGCCCTCGCGTGCGTCAAGGCGAGAAGAACCGTGAGAGCGACCATATTAAGGGGCAATTGGGATGGCTGAGGCGGTTTTCCGACACGAACTTATCTATCCAGATAATCACGGGATCACTCTGTCAGAAATTGCGGCGACGCTCATTGCCCATGAGCGCCTCATCCCAATAGCCGCCGAGATATTAGAGCGCTCATACCCGGGTCTGCATATCGAGAAAATCACAGTAGATTTTGAATATGCTAGAACCGGATCGTTGTCCGAAGCGTTATTTATCGCTATACTTGCTGTATATCAAAAGCAACTAGATGAAAGCGTTCCTAGAATGGTCGAGTACCTTACAGGATATCAGGTACCGGATGACCTAAAACCTATTTTAAGCATCATCATTATTATATTGCTTTATTATGGAGCCAAGACTCTTTTCGAACGAGGCGGCAAGAAAGACGCTGCTCCGCCCCATATACAAGGCGACTACAATACATACATCTCTATTGCCGCTCAAAAACTGGCCTTGCCTCCTGGAACGGTCGAGAAAGCCGTAGAAGCCGCCGCTGGCGGCAAGAGGAAGAGCCGAGTTGCTAGGTCCGCTATCGATCTATTCCGCCCCGCCAAACGCGGGGGTAATGGCAGAATTATTGCGTCGGAGGCGGCTGAGATCAGCACAGATGCCGTCGCAGAGTTCCCCGACGAAATCATGCTTGCCGAATTGGAAGAGGACACTGAGATCGAACATCTGCCGGAAGCCCTGCTTGAAATTCGAGCAACAGATCGCGATGCGGCGGACCGGGGTTGGGCGGGCCGACTTGTTTCAGGATCATTTGCGACCAAGCGCCTCCCGCTGAAGCTATATCCCACGATTGATCGCGACGCACTTGCGGCATCTACGAAAGCCCGCGCTGAGGCCATCATTGAAAGTCGCCGCACAGGTGACAGTCTCAAGCCAATTCGGATCCACGTACTGAAGGTGCTGGATTGATCTGCCGAGCATTTTATTCGGCCAAGCTGAAACGCCTCCTTCCCTTTGCCTGTTGAGCCTAGGAAGGCTGACCGGGCTCCAATCCTTGGCCTTCGACCAGGAGGCCTCCTCATCTACCCGGCAACGGCGGATGGGGAGGCTTTTCTTTTGTGACAGCGCGTCAGCCCTCCGAGGCGGCAAGATCATTTGGCGCCCTTAGGTACTGGATCTCCTCGAAGCTGGCCTGCTCACAGCCGCACGCCTCACACCGGAACCCTATGCGGTCGATCACACCACTCTCATAGAAGTCGTGCTTGGTCGCAGCATCATCCGGCTCGTCGTAGAGCGTCATCTCCAGCGGGTGTGGCCGATCGCACTCCAGGCACTCCAGAACGATCCGGAACTTGCGCTTCTGGATGATTGGCCGAACTGCTGCCCCACTGCGAACGGAAGGCGGGAGAAGGACGGACATTCTTTGCTCCTCTGAATGTTCCTATTTTGTTCATGGTGAGGTAACCATTCCTGAGAGTCGAGTCCCCCTAAGGATTTCGGGCCTGTGGAAAAGTGGGAAAACCAGGAGGCACAAACCTCCCCCAAAATTCCCCTCTTAGGGGTTGACAATCTTACCCTATGAGGGGAATATACGGTCATCCAAACAATGGATGAGCCGATGCAGACCCTCCCCACCTTCACTCTTGAAGCTCTCCGCGATGGCTTTGCCGTCGTGTTCCTGATCGGCGTTGTCGGCCTCTGCTGCGTGGCTCTCGGTGGAGGCTACTGAGATGGGCGAGGTCATCCCCTTCCGTCCGCGCCGTCGCGCGGCCCAGCCAATCACAATCGAGCAAATCGACATCCGCGACATCCTGAATGTCACGATGGGCGAGCGCAGATGCACGCATTGCATGGGTCGTGGCTGGATCTTCACGCAAGACACCTACGGTCTCTCAGTGGTCCCCTGCCCTTGCGGCGGCACGGATGAAGACCGGATCGAAACTCCTGACTTCGACGGGGCTGCGTGATGGTCGCCATCAATTTCTCTTCTCGCTTCGCCCCGCTAGTCGAGGCTGGCACAAAGCAGCAGACGATCCGGCGCACGGCCCGCTGCAAGGTCGGAGATCATTTGCAGATCTACACCGGCCAGCGCACGGCGGGTTGCCGAAAGCTCATACACCCGGATCCGATCTGCACCTTTGTCGGCTACGTCCATCTGCGACCAGACGGCATCACTGTTGGGAACGTAGACAGTCACCCACGGGATATTGATGAGTTCGCCCGTGCTGACGGCTTCCACGACTATGCCGAGATGCATGCTTGGTTCGTCGAGACCTACGGCTCTCCGTACTTCGTCGGCTCCATCATCAAATGGCGCCTGCATGGGGAGACTGCATGATGGGCACCTACAACACCATCATGGGCAGCGTCTTCGCTGTGATCCTGCTCGGCTCTGCCGCTTACGCTCTCGTCGTCTGCATGTGGCCTGTGAAGGCTGATCGGGAGGCGCGGTGATGGAGCAGACCGTTCAACCCGAGCGCATTACCGCCTGGCAGCCCAAGAACCGCAAGCTGCGCAATCTCCACTCTCGCAAACCATTCAGGTGCTGCGACTGTGAGCGGCACTTCGGGACCGAGGATGCTGCCCGCCGTCACTGGCGAGACAGCCACGGGAGGAAGGCATGACCTTCAAAAGCCCGGAGTGCCGGGCCTTCTCTCGCAAGGCTCAAAACCTTGCACTGGTCCTCGTGGCGGCCGTGACCCTCGCAGCCCTTGGCGTCCTGCTTCATTCCATCTGGGTTCTGCGTCCATGAGGCAGGTCGTCATCACTCCCCGCTGGCGAGGCCCTGAAACCAAGCGCATCGCCCGCCGCAAGATCGAAACAACCTCCCGGCTCTGCAAAGAGCTGGGGCTGCCAAAGCCAATCCTGAAGCTGCCGAAGGACAAGCATCAATGAGCAATCAATCTAACGCGGTGGCCGTCCAAGAGCCCATGAGTGCCCCTGCCCTTCCTGAGAGCGCCGCCATCATTCAGGTGATCGAGCGGGCCGCGATGAACCCGGATGTCGATATCGACAAGATGGAGCGACTCCTCCAGATGCAGGAGCGCATCATGGAACGGAACGCCAAGGCGGCCTACGCGGCAGACTTGGCCAGGATGCAGCCTGATCTTCCCATCATCACCGAGCGCGGCGGCATCAAGGACCGCAGCGGCAACATCCAGAGCACCTATGCCCTTTGGGAGGACATCAACGAGGCCATCAAGCCGGTCCTCGCCAAGCATGGTTTCGCCCTGAGCTTCCGCACCGGACAGGAAGAGGGTCGCATCACGGTTACGGGCGTCCTGTCCCACCGCGAGGGTCATAGCGAAGAGACGACCATGCACCTGCCGATCGATACCAGCGGCAGCAAGAACTCCGTGCAGGCGGTCGGCTCATCTATCTCCTACGGCAAACGGTACACGGCAGGCGCTTTGCTGAACATCACCAGCCGGGGCGAGGACGACGACGGCAAGGCGGCCGGTGGAGCCGCAACCATCTCGGAAGAGCAAGTTGAGGCCCTGCAGGATCTCATCATTGAGGTCGGCGCCGACCCCAAGAAGTTCCTCGCATACCTGAAGGTCGAAAACCTCGCAGCTCTGCCCGCCAATCAGTACCAGCGTGCGGTCGATGCCCTCAACGCCAAGAGGACGAAGTGATGAGCGAGATCGTTCAAGGCTCTGAGGAATGGCTGGCCATCCGGGTCGGCAAGGTCACGGCCTCCCGCGTGGCTGACGTGATTGCTCGTACCAAGACCGGCTGGGGCGCTTCCCGTGCGAACTACATGGCCGAACTGATTGCGGAGCGCCTCACCGGCGAGCCCGCAGAGAAGTTCACCAACGGGGCCATGAAGTGGGGAACGGAGAACGAGCCCGACGCCCGGATTGCCTACGAGTTCCGAACGGATGCCGAGGTCGTGCAGGTCGGGTTCATTCCTCATCCGACCATCCCCATGACCGGCGCGAGCCCTGATGGCTTGGTCGGCGAGGATGGCTTGGTCGAGATCAAGTGCCCGAACACGGCAACCCACATCGACACTCTCATCAGCCAAGCCGTGCCTAGCAAGTATGTGACGCAGATGCTCTGGCAGATGGCATGTACAGGCCGCCAGTGGTGCGACTTCGTTTCCTTCGATCCTCGCATGCCCGAGCACATGCGCCTGTTCGTCAAGCGCGTTCACCGTGACGACGCCAGGATCGCTGAACTGGAAAAGGACGTGAGCGAGTTCCTGGCCGAACTGGATGCGAAGGTCACAGAGCTCACCGCCCTTTATGACCGGAAGGCTGCGGCATGACCACGGCTCCGATCCTCTACACCTGGGACGGCGATGCGATGGTCCCGCTCCCGCGCTTCAAGGCAGAGTGCGACAGCTCCTTCGTGGTTGGCGAGAAGTACCGCCTCGTCGTCCATGAGGATCGCTCTATCGCCAGCCATAACCATGAGTTCGCCTTCGTAGCTGAGGCTTGGGCTCAACTCCCTGAGCACCTGACAGAACAGTTCAGGACGCCGGAGCACCTGCGCAAGCGGGCTCTCGTCGAAGCTGGGTACTTCAACCAGCAGGAAGTCGATGCCGGGAGCCATGCCGCAGCGCTGCGCGTCGCCAACTTCATAGCCGCCATGGACGAATACTCAGTGGTCGTCGTGCGAGGCCCTATCGTGGTCGTGCGCAAGCCTAAGAGCCAGTCCCGCCGCGCCATGGGCAAAGAGGAGTTTCAGCAGAGCAAGCAGGCTGTTCTTGAGATCGTCGCCAACATGATCGGCGTTCAGCCTGAGGCGCTGACGCGGAATGTTGGGAGGGCAGCATGACAGAAGATGTCGGCACCACCCGCCGCAAAGTCCTAACCCCTGCGCAACGCCTCGCCATGTTCGAGCGCCACAACGGTATCTGCTGCATCTGCGGGAAGAAGATCACGGCTCGCCACAAGTGGATTGATGAGCACCTTATTCCGCTTGGGCTCGGCGGGACGAACGATCCCTCTAATCGAGGGCCGGCGCATGACTTTTGCGCTGATGCGAAGACGCATGGCAAGGACGGCGACATTGCCCGGATCGCGAAGGCTAAGCGCGTGAAGATGCGCCACCTGGGCATCCGGCGACGCAAAGGGCCGCCTATTCCTGGCAGCAAGGACTCGCCCTGGAAGCGCAAGCTCGATGGCACGCTTGTTCGCAGAACCAAGTGAAGCCCCGCCCCCTCTATCGCCACGCCTCCTAGGACAGAACATGACAGAGCTAGTGAAACGACTGACTGACGTTCTGGATGCTGTGAAGCATTACATGCATCTGGAAGGGTTGAAGCCGGGCAACTCCGCTGAAATCCAACTCAGTCACGCATACGACATCGCAAGAGAGATTTCCGCCGCCCTATCGACCCCAGAGGGAGAGTGGAGGCCTATCGAGACGGCTCCGAAGGATGGGACGGCAGTTCTCGGCTTCCAGGCGACGCCGGGTGATCACGAAAATCGCATGGCTGTGTGCTGGCGGTATGGGAAGCCTGAAACCCCGCTCTGGATGGGCGAAGGTGGCTTGATGCCTACGCATTGGATGCCGTTGCCTAAACCGCCCGCTTCTCCTCTCTCCAAGGAGAACGAGCATGGGTAAGCGCGTGATTTGGCTCAAGACAGATCGAGGTTACGTCAAGTCTTGCCTCAACGAAGATGGATTGGCCGGTCTCATCTGGGCTCGTCGCTACAAGCAAGAAGACCCCACCAAGCACCCGTACCTGATCGTTACTTACGTCTACCGCCGCAAGGACTCCCCCCATGTCTAACCCACACAAAGCCCCTGAGAGCGGGGGAGAGATGAAGCAGGGCGCACCCTTCGGGCCAGGCTCTCGTCGTTCCGATCAAGCTGCTTCGCATCTTGACCCTGCGGGCTTCGATCCTTTGCGCAAGCTGCGCGTCCTCGACCTCTTCTCGTGTGTTGGCAATCACCGCATTGGCTTCGAGAACGCCGGCACATTTGAAACCGTCGCTCATGTCGAGAAGAGCCCCTTCCGCCGCCAGATCCTGGCGAAGCGCTTCCCAGGAACCCCACTGCATGAAGACGTTCGATCCTACCAGGGCAAGCACGGCGAGGCCGATATCATTGTCGGAGGCCCGCCCTGTCAGCGGACAAGCGTTGCTTCCGCTATTCACGGATACCGGAGCGGAGACAGCCTGTGGCCGGACATGCTCCGCATCGGGCTCGACATGGGCGCAGAATGGTTTGTCGTGGAGCAGCCGCCCGGAAACAAGATCTGGGAAGCCGAAGTCGCTGACGACCTTTCACGAGCTGGCTTCCACAGCGCCAGACTTGAGTTCGGCGCTTGCGATGTTGGTGCGCCGTATCCGCGCCGGAGGGTGTTCATTCTTGCCTGCCCCAGCCTGTCGCGACTGGAGATCGCCTGGCAGGCGGGACCATCCGCGATTGAGCGCGTCAAGAGGGCAGCAGATGCCCGAGGTGCTTGGAACCCGGACAAGCTCGGAACTCTACGAGTGGATGCTCAATCTGCCGGCGAGATGGACCGATCCAGAAGCCGACTTCGCCGCGAGCGGATAGAGGCGCTTGGCGACAGCAACCCGCCTGAGATGGCCGAGGTCATCGCTCATTGCATTCTGGAGGCAGCATGATGAAGCACGCACATCCCAGCGTCAGCGATGTCCGCCGCGAAGCGGGCGAAACGCGAAGCGGTTCGATCCGTCAGGACGACAGCGCGGCGGCGTCAGCCGAGACGCCCCTCTCTCCCCCTCCAGCAGAGACAAGCAGAGGGGAGCCTTTCGGGTGGCTTCATACCGCACCTCATGCAGAGGAGAAGTTCAGTCGCAATCCTCTGAACGAGGCGGACAAGGCTGCTGGCTGGACAGAAACAGCCCTCTACACGCACCCCCTCCCCACCGTCACGGAGGACTATGCGGGGCTGATCGAGAGGCTGGAGGACAAACGCGAGAAGGCTATCGGGTTTGAGCCGTGGGGGCCGTATATCTACAGCACGGACATGCCTGATGAGGATTGCCAGGAAGCCGCCCAAGCCCTCCGCACCCTCCAGCAGAAGAACAAGGAACTGGAGGCCGACCGTGACGAATGGCGCACTCAGCATGAGAACCTGTTGAGTGTGAGAGCCACCGATATCGCCACCTTATTAGCGAATGTCGAAACAGCCGACCGGTTTGCCAAGATCAACATCGGGGTCGCCGGGAAGTTGGCCGAACGCCTCACCGCCTCCCAAGCAGAAGCCGAAAGCTATCGCAAGGTGCTGGAGGAGAAAATTTCGTTCTGGCGCGACCAAGAACGGGAGTGGAGCAAATCAGCGAAAGACCCGACATCCTTCATGGTCGCGGCTGCTGCCCGGCATAAAGCCGAGGCTCTCGAAGAACTCCGCGCCGCCCTATCAAAGAAGCCCGCCGCTGAAGAGGGAGAGCAGGCATGAGCGATCTGGATGAAAAGCGCCTTGCCGCCGAACTCGCTCATCTGGACCGGATCGAGGCCGTAGGGCGAGCGCTGTTCAATGACCCTCGGCTCACGCTGGTGGACATCGCGGCCATCCGCCGGGCGGCGTTGCACTTCAGTGTTCCGATGATGTCAGCCTACCGCCGAGCGAAAGAACTCGGGTTGCTGTCGCACCAACAGCCCGCCGCTGAAGAGGAGATGGGACAGTGAGCCAGGAAACCTACGACGGGCTGATTAAGTTCACGGCAATCTTTATCGGCGTTCCCGCATCTTGGGCTCTCATCTGGGCCTTCTGCCGCATCATCGCGAGGCGATTCCCATGACTGATCTTCAATCCCTGAAGCAAAGAGTGGAGAGGGCGACCGGGCCGGACTGGCAAATCGACCTCGATATCAGCGCAGCCCTTGTGTGGCCCCCTGAATGGAAGGCATTGAAGCGGCCTGACGGGCATTATGATTTTAGAGACAACGAGACAGCGGACGCGGCGCTATCGGTTCACAAGGAATGGACCGCCTCTATCGATGCCGCCCTTACTCTCGTGGAGAGGCTTCTGCCGGGGTGGAATGTCTATCTGAGGCGATACAGCGATGGTTGGTACGCGCTAATTCAAGAGCCTTCTTACGCTGTTCAGTACCCCGCGTCAGCGCAGTTCGCGAACGCGGACCTCGCAGTCATACACGCCCTCCTCACCGCCCTTCTCTCCAAAGGATCAGAGCATCATGAGCGATAAGATGAGAGAGGCTGAGATCGGCAACAAGATCGCTCGCATCATAGCCGACCAGCTTGCCGTGCGCGCCGATGGCCGCGATCCAACCAGCTTGGATGACGACGGAGTAACCCAGGCATGGGAGCACTGGTATGATATCGCTCTCCCGTGCGCAGAACAGATCATCGCCTACGCCCGCCCCCTTCTGTCCTCCGTCAAGGAGGATGGGGTGCCCTCCGTCCCTTCGGTCCTCGGGAAAGAGCAAGGGCTGTCGGAGGCCAGTCAGACGGTCGCGCCGCCCGCAAGATGGAAGCATAAGAAGCGTGGGACGATCTATGAGGTCCTTGGCGTCGCATCCGTCCAGCAAGCGACGGATCAGCAGCTTTATGACTTCGCACCTGTCGTCGTTTACCGCGGTGAAGACGGCATGCTCTGGGTGCGCCATGAACGGGAGTTCATGGATGGTCGGTTTGAGCGCGTCAGCGATGAGCACCCATCGGGCCGAGACCTTGGGCTCGGGGCGAAGCCTGCCAGCGCGATCCGCGAAGCGGAGACGCCCGTCACCCCACCGGCAAAAGGAGAGACGAGATGAGCGAAAGGCCAGAAGTCGAAGCCCTAGCCGAGGCATGGGCCTCCATTGACGGGAAGCTAGCGAGCTTCCAGCGCGAACGTTCACAGCCCGACATGGCTTGGGACCACCCGGAGTTCAAAGGTCATTACGTCGGATACATCAGTGAGGCTGAGGAAATGATCCGCCGCCTCGAAGCACGCGGGTTCACGGTCACCGCCCTCCCCAAACAGGAACAGGGGTAAGGACATGGGACGCCGCCATGAGCCCATAACAGAGGAGCGACTAGAACGGGCGCTCGCCTATGCGGCTTTTGTCGTGATGAGGCATGGGCCTGTGTATGCCCCGCTTTTCGACCGGCTGGAACGTGAGTTGATCGCGTACCGCAGTCAGAACACTTCGGTTGAGGACCGCTTGCGCCGGCTCCTCAGCCCTCAGACCCGCGAGGGTGGCTTGAAGGCGATCCGCTGAAGCCACTCTTGCTTTTGCTCCAGGCTGTGCCCTACCCCATATTTCGGCCTGGCGTATTTGTGCCCCATCAGGTTGGCAATCAGCTTTTCAGGGGCTTCCACGGCGGTCAGCCGATCCTCAAAGCTATGACGCAGGGAATAGAGGCTTTCACCCCTCGGACGGAGCCCGGCGTTCTTCAAGACCTTGTTGACCAGGGCCGATAGGGACGCGGCGTTATCGAAGTAGCGCGGGAATCCCTCGGGGAAGCGCTGGGCAGCCATCAGAGACACGCCTACCAAGGGGATGTCCCGCTCCGATTGCGGCGTCTTCAGTTCGCGGCCGTTAGGCCGGATGCGGACGTGAGGAACCTTCCATTTCAGGACGATGGTCTCGGCGGTCAGGTTGGCCGCTTCGGACAGGCGCATCCCGGTTTCCACCATAAGATAGAGGATACAGCGGGCTTCTTCATTGAGCTGGTCCAGGGCGCCTTCCTTCAGGATCCGCTCCTGGATGAAGGCGGGCGGGTACGGGATGCGGGAAGCGTCCTTCTCTCCCTGAATGCGCAATTCGCTAAACACGGGCTGGAGCCCAAGACGGTCGGTGCGCTCAATCTCTCTGAACATCCTGTTCAGGTGCCCGATATCTTTGTTAGCGGTGCCGACATCCACTTCCCCCGCCAGGACGCGATCCTGCCACCATGTTCGGAAATCCAAGGCGTCGGCGCGGGTGATGCGGGTCAGGGTTTTATCCCCGATCACTTCGATCAGGTTCTTGATGGCCCGCAGCTTCGGGTTCTTCCACTTGCGGATCTGGTCGGGGGACATATTGCGGCGCTCGGCCGCCGTGATGGTCTCGAAGCGCTCGAAGAGACCCGATAGGGATAATTCGGGCTCCGGCTCCCCACCCAGGACAGCGGCATGAAGCTGCTCGTCATCCGGCCTCTTCATGGCCATCAGGCGCTCGAAGCGTTCCAGCACGTCGATGATGGGGCGGTCTACCAGTTCGGGCACAGTGGCATAGTCGAACCCGAGGGAGCGGGCGCGGCGGCGGGCTTCCATGTAGCGGGTGCGGGCCTCGACCGATTGGCCGTCCTTCAGCCCCCGCCAGTAAGCCTCTGTTTCGGCGTCAAGCCTGGCGGCAACCTTCTTGGCTCGAATCGCCTTAGGGTCGTCGGCTATGCGGATCTTGGTGGAGAGTTTGACCACCCCTCTCAAATCGAGGTGTTTGAACTCATCGGGGACGCGGCGGGCGTACTGCCAGAACCCGTTCCGCTTGGTCAGATAATCGGCCAC